TCAGCCCGAGGCGATCAATCCGTGACTCCGCAATGCCGAGATCACCGCATTCAGGGCAAAACGGCCTTCTACATCAATGACTTGCCCTCCATCAGGCAAAGCGATGGCAGGTTGTTGCGCGCCCAAAACTTTTTTACCGGCCACGGTCAATTCGCGCGCGACGACACGCCCTGTCCGCCATGCCGCCCCGTCCCAATCGGATCGGCATTGCTCGGCCTTGTTCCAAACCGAAAGCCCTTGGCGCGGCGGAAGAAATCTCCACCCGCCCTCGGTCCATCCTGCCAGCATCGCGGCACGGTCCTTCCACGCCGCCACCGGCCGGTCGCCGACCACCCAGGCCTGCCCCGGCACGGGCGCGTCGGGCGGGGTGTCGAGGCCCACCGCCTCGACACAGGGTTGCACCACCATGTCGAGCAGGGTCAGCGCCTCGTTATGGGTGATCTCCTTCTGCGCCTGCCCCGCCGTCAGCAGCGGCAGCGTCCAGCGCGGTGTTTCTCCCGTCATCTCAATTCTCCCCCACGAAACCGACCAGCGGCGGCGATGCGCCCCAGGTCCCCAATTGCCGCACCGTCACCCGCTCCCCCACGCTCGCCATGCCGGTCCAGCCGGGGGCGGTGACGATCGCCTCCCGGTCGCCCAGAGTGACGCGATAGCGCTCCGCCTCCTCGCCCAGCGGCGCATCGACCCGGTCGAGCCACCGCCACCCCATCCGACTTCGCCGGGTCCAGCCCAGGGTGACGCTGCCGTCCGCGCCCCGGCGGCTCCACAGTCCGACCGGCGCGGGCGGCAGGACCGAATGACCGGTGACCTCCGCCACCGCCTGCACCCCCTCCGTGCCGTCCGCCACGCCATGTGCCAGGAAGCGGACGCGACCGCCCAGCGCGGTGATCGGCACGTCGATGGTCCGCACCGATTCCGCCGCGATCAGCGCGAAGGGGGTTCCCGCCACCGCCTGCCCGATCATCGCCTCGGTCCCGCGCAGGCCGCGCCGCAACTCGCGCAATCGCCAGCGTCGGTCGCCCAGCGGCTCGGCCCGCGCGAACTGGATCAGCTCGCCACCGATCCAGGCGAGATTGGCCCCCGCCTCGATCGCCGCCGCGTCGGCATCGGCCAGATCCTCCGCGACCGTCACCACGAACGCGCCGCGCCGGTCGATCAGCGCGGTGGTGCCGCCACCGGGCGTCACCGCCGTCACGCTGCCGATCACGCCCGGCAGCGCGGTGGTGCCGATCGCGGTCCAACTCGCCCCGTCGTCCAGGCTATAGGCGAGGTTCGCCTGCCGCCATCCCGGCCCGCCCGCCGCGATGACGGTCAGGCGCGGGGCGGACAGCAACTCGTCGGTCAGCGGCGGCGCCTCGAAGGCGATCAGCCGCGTCGCCCCGATGTTCCGGTCCGCCGCCCGCGCGATCCGCCCCGGCGACGCCGCCAGCATCGGCCCGACATGCCCGACCGGCACGCAGGTCAGCCGGACGGCCATGGCCTCCCACGCCGCCTCGACCACACGCCAGCGCCCTGCCTCGCCCGCGATGGTGACGAGGCCACCGGGCGCGATCGCCAGCGCATCGGGGCCGAGCGTCACGGTCCGCCGCACCCGCTCGGCCCGTTTGCGCGCCAGCCGGTCCTCGGCCAGCGTCCGCGCCGTGGCGGCATCGAGCGCGGCGGCCAGGTCCAGCCGCTCGTCACGCACGCCGCCGGCGCGGCGCGCGCGCTGCATCCCGATCTGATAGTCGCGCGCCGGATCATAATGGGCGACGGTGACGCTCGCCGGGAGGATCGCCTCCGCCGCCACCTCGCGCTGGCCGCGTCGGCCCGGTCCCTCGGCGCCCATCCCCTCATCCTGGATCAGGGCGGGGACGGCGGCGGGGTCGGGCACGGCGAGGCGCAGGCCGCGTTCCTCCGCCACCCACTGGCCGCCGCTCATATCGGCGAGCATTGCCAGCACCGCGCGCACGCTTCCCCCGCTCGCCGCAAAGCCGCCGACCATCGTGCCGTCATCGCCCGCCCGCACCCATGGCGAGAGGGCCTGCGCGATCATACCGCAGGACAGGGCCGCCGCATCCGCCTCCACCTCGAAGGTGAGTTGGGGAATCCGGTTGCCGAACTCGGCCAGCGCCAGCCCCTCGAACACCGCATAGGCGATCCCCCGAAAGGCCGAGGCACGCGCGCCCTCGACGGAGGCGATCAGCGGATCGACCGGCTGGTCCTCCGTACCGGTGTAGAGGCGAAAGCCGGTCGCGACCTTGAAGTCGCCCGCTTCCCCGCGCAGCAGCCGTCCATCCGCCCAGATGCGCCCGACGCGCCGGATCGTCCGTCCCGACAGAGCGACCGCGAAATTGGCGGAATAGCTGTAGCTTTCCGTACCCGGCCGCCCCTTGCCCCCGCCGGAGACGCCGCGCGACTCGACCAGATCGGTCGCCCAGATGACGGGGCCCGCCACGCGCATCGTGCCGAAGATGGCAGGCATCTGCGTGCCGTAGATGGAGGTCTGCACCGACAGCTCGGCCAGGCGCGGCCCTTGTCGCCGGGGCGAGCCCAGCACGGCATGATCCACCCGGTTGCCGATCAGCGCGCCGATCGCGCCGCCCACCGGCCCCAGCAGCGCACGGCCCACCGTGCCCAAGACCAAGGTCGCCATTATCCCTCCCCCTTCCAATATCCCAGCACCGGCCAGGGCGGCGCACCCGGTCGCCAGGCGACGCGGCGAAGCGTCGCATCGGCATGGACGATCCCGCCGCTCACCCGGATCGCCAGATGCAGTTGCCCAGGCCCGGCCCGCAGCAGCATCACCGCGCCGGGTTCATCCCTTCCCCGCGGGAACTGCGCATCGAGCAGCGCGGCCACCTGCCCCGCATCCCCGCTCCGCCAGCCATAGCCGGTCGGTGCCGCCCGCCCGGTCGCCGCCGCGACCAGTCCGACACAGTCGAGGCCATGTACCGGATCGCGCCCGTGCAGCCGGAACCGCACGCCGACCAACGCCCGCGCCGCCGCCTCCACGCCCCTCATGCGCCGGGATAGCGGGTGAGCAGGTCGATGCCGGGCAGGAACGGCTCGCCCCGGAAATTCACGACATTGGCGAAGCGCGACAGGCAGGTCTCCAGCCGCTTGTCGCATCCCTCGACCAGTTCGATCAGCGGCGTGTCCTCAATGGCGAAGGCGGGCGTGGCGGAGAGCCACAGCCGGTTCCCCTCCGACCGGGCGACCGCGCTCTCCAACCCGGTATTGGCCCCGCTGAACCAGATCAGCCGCCCCTGGCCATAGGCATTGGCAACCGGCTCGGCGGTGTCGAGGGTCAGCACCACCTCGCCGTCCCAGGCCGCGACGCGCGCGAAGCGCCGCCGCCCCGCCATCGCCACCCGGCACCGCCGGTCGCCCAGTGACGCGCGGCAGTCGGGCGAGGTCTCCTCCGCCACCGGCTGGTCGAGCAGCGCGCCCATGCCGCGCAGTTCGGCGGTGAAGCCCCCTTCGCCCAGTTGCACCGCGCCGATCACCCCCTGCCCCAGCGGCACGGGCGCGGCTTCGCCGGTCCAATCGACCGCGATCGCCGCAACGCTCGCCCCGTCCCAGCGACCGGCGAGCAAGTCCCGCTCGGCGATCGCCGCACTGGTCAACGCGCCCGTCGCCTCCATCATGTCGGGGTCCAGCGCATCGCCGCGCAGGATCGCACTCGGTGTCAGACCCGGCGCGGCGCGGTAGCGCAGGCCGTCGATCCACAGATCATGGTCATGCCCGGTCAGCCCGATCGTCACCCCGTCGCGCCGCTCGATCCGCCAGCACAGGACGCGGGTGGTCAGCATGTCGGCGCTCATGCCTCGCGCACCTCGACCAGCGGCACCGACGGGGCCGCGCCCGCCCGGAACCCGGCCAGCGTCGCGCTCAGCCGGTCCTCGGCGAAGCGGACGGGCACGTCGAAGATGAAGCTGGCGGTGATCGCCGCTCCGGCGGCGGGCGCGGTGTCGAGCAGCAGCCAGCCGCCCGGGTCCACGACGAAGCCGGTGACGCTTTGCCCGGCGATCTTGACCGAGACGCTGCCCGCCACCGGCCGGGTGATGCGCCGCGCCTGGTCGCCATAATGGCGGACCAGCGCAAAGCGCCGCGTGGTGCCGTCGCCGGTGCCCAGCGCCTCGTTCGTGCCGACACTGTCGAACGGGTCGCGCAGGCGGAACCCCCGCGCCGGGCCCATCCGCGCGCGGAAGAAACCCAGCAGCGCGGCGATATCCTCTGCCGAGCGGATGCCGGGGCCGACATCATAGGTCGTCCGCGCCTCCGCCCAACCCGCATTGCGCGCCTCTCGCCCGCCCGCGCCGGTCAGGATGGCGGTGGAGAAGCCCGGAGTCACCTCCGCTTCGCGCCCCAGCGCCAGGGGGAAGAGCACATCGTCGAAAGCCTGCATATCGTCTTCCCCCTCCCAACACACAAAGCCGTCGCGCATCACCTGCGGCATCGCCCATAGGTACGTCGCGGCGACGCCCCGCTCCCGCGCCACCTGGGCGGCCTGGGCGATAAGGCTCCATTGGTCGCGCTGGTCGGCGCGCAGCACGAAGCCCGCCAGATAATGCTGGCGCGCGGGCGGATAGCCGAGCCGTGCCTCGGCCAGCGCCACGCCCTTGCGGGTCGAGGCGGTGTCGCCCGCCGTCACCCAGTCATAATCCTCGAGCTGCAACACATCGAAGGCCGGGCTGGCCCAGCCGACCGGCATGTTGGCGCGCTTGGCCTCGGGCGCGAGCGGGTCGAGCACGGTCGGCAGATAGGTTAGCAGATGGGTGACACAGCCCGGTGCGACCGCCTTGGCCGCCCCGCACAAAGCCGCCGTCGACGCTGCCAGACACACGCCCGCCCGGTCGAGCGTATCGCGCTGCGCCTGGCTCTTGGCGCCGGCCATGCTCGCCATCGCCACCGGCGCGAAGGCCGCCACCGCCGCCGCATCGTACAGGCACGGCGCACCGTCCGAGGGGCGCCCCCACCACCAGGGCTCGCCGACCTGGAATTTCGGGGCCAACCCCGCCGCCGTGCCGATCGCCAGAAACGCAGCCGCGACTGCCTGAAGATAGGCCATGGCCCCCGCATGCGCCGGGCTGAGCAAGGTCGAGGGTGGCTCCCAGCCGGTCAGCGCGGGCGCGCCATCGAGGGACCGCTGTTTCCAGTCGCCCCAGCAATGCGCGTCGAACAGCTCATAGGACAGCGACCAGATCAGGCCGTAGCCCAAGGCCTTCGCCTCCCGCGCGAAACCACGATGCCAGGCGGCGCTCGCCACGTTCAGCACCCCGCCGGTCAGGCTGGCATAGAGCCCGTCGCCGCTGCGCTCGAGCCGGAAATAATGGCTCATGCCGACATAATGGACGATGTCGCCGCGATAGCCGAGGTGCAACATGTTGCGCAGCAAACGCTGCGGTGTCAGGTGATAGCTGTCGTCATAACCGCTCGCGATCCCGAAGCCCTGCTCGGGCAGCACCACCGCGCCGACCCCAATCACCGAACCCGGCCCGTCACAGGCGATGCCGGTCATCTCGACCCAGCCTTCCTGCGTCTCCGCCAGAAATCCCGCGCTCGCGTCATAGCCGGGTGCGACCAGCGAGACGAACATGCGGTCGACGTCCCCCGCCCAAACGGGATCGCGATCCTTGGGGAATGTGAACCCGCCCGCCAGATTCGCGAAGTCGATGACGATCTCCGCATCCTCCGCCGTGCCGGTCGCGTAATTCCACAGCCGGACATACCAGGCGCGGGGCCGCCCTTGCGCATCGCGCCCCTCGATGGTGAGGGTCGGGCCGTGCACCGCGTCGAGCGGCTTGATCCCGCCGGAGCGCCAGCGGAACCGCAACCGGCAGTCGCGATAGTCACGCGTCGTGTCATAGCGCAGCAGGGGATGGTCATGCCGGTCGGCCGACTCCCAGATCAGCCCGGCCAGATCGTCGGCGCGGTAGAAGACCGTGTCGACGCGCAAGCCATCGGGCGCGGTCGCCACCACCGCCGCCATCATCGGGCGCGGGAAATCGACCGTCCAGTAACGCGGGTCGAAGCGCGAGAGCATGTCGCTGCGCTGCGACCGACGTGCGCTGTGGAGGCAGTATTGCATGGGTTCGTCTCCCAGATGTCGAGGCTCCTGCCCCTCCACCACCGGGCTGACGCCCGGCGGTCCCCCTCCCCAAGCCGAGCTTGGGGAGGAGTAATATTTCCCCAATCCTCCCCATCTCCGATGGGGAGGGGGACCGCGCCCGCAGGGCGTGGTGGAGGGGCAACGCCCCGCGCTCAGTCTTCGGCCAGCGCCGCCCTGACCGCCCGCGCCACCTGGCGGCTGGAGCGTTGCAGCACGCCCCCCGCCTCGCCCGCCCCGGCGTTGATCGTGATCGCCACCCGCACATCGCGCGGCGAACCGCCGAGGCGGAGCGTCTCGACCCGCCCGCTGCTGGTCGGCACGAACAGCTCCGGCCCGCGCTCGCCGACCAGATAGGGCCGGTCGGGCGATACCGGTCCCCCCGTCGCCCGGCCGGGCAGGCCGGACACCAACCCACCCAGCAGCCCCGACAATCCGCCATCGCCGACAGACGCCATTCCCTGTCGCAGCGCGGCCCGCGCGATCTGGTCGAGCACCGACAAGGCGGTCGCCTTCAGCTCCTCGAAGCCGAATTTGCCGGTCCGCGCCGCGCGCAGCAGCGCTCCCTCGACCGTCCGCGCGCCGATCTCGGCCGCGTCGCCCAGACCGCGCGACAGTTCGGCGCGCATCGCGGCCATGTCGGCGGCGAAGCCCCGCATGTCGATGCGGGGTGCAAAATCCTGCTCATCCATCCGGATACATCTCCCGCAACCGGGCGAGCGTGGCGGACGAGGGAGGATCGCCCCCGGTCGGCCCCATCATCGCCGTCACCACCGCCCGAAGCTCGGCGGGCGTGGCGCGCCAGAAGCGGTCGGGCGACCAGCCCAGTACCGCGCCCGCCATTCCCGCCAGCCGCCCCGCCTCCTCGGCCAAGGTCATTTCCCGCCCAATATCTGGCGCAGCAATTGCCGCAGCACGGGCGCGAGCGCCGCCAGCCCCAGTTCGACCAGCGCCTCCCCAAGCTGCTCGCGGCTCAGCCCCTCGGGCACCTCGCGCAGGCAATGCCAGATCAGCGCCGCCGCCTCGCCCAGCGACAGCTTGCCCTCGCCCGCCCGCTCGACCAGTTCGAACAGTGGGCCCAACTCGCCCTCCGCTGCGACCAGCGCTTGGAAGCTCGGCCGCACGACCAACTCCGCACCGCCCACCCGAAGTGCCGCCTCGCCCCGCACCGGATTCGCCGCCCCGCTCATGCCGCCACCACCGGGCCGGAGCTTTCCAAGGCGAGTGTGTAGGTCCGCTCCCCACCGAAATCGCCCGAGTAATCGAGGCGCGTGACCAGGAACCGTCCGGTCATCGACCCGCCGCTCTCGAAGCTCAGCCGATAGGTCTCGATCGTGCCCGCCAGCGCATGGCCGCGCATCCGGGCCTCCGCCGCCGATCCGGTGAAGACGCCCGCGCCCGCGACGCTGACATGCCGCACCCCGGCGCCGGACAGCAATTCGCGCCAGCCGCCCGAATCCTTGTTCGTCACCACCACCGTCTCGCCATTGATCGACAATTGCGTCGTGCGCAGCCCCGCCATGGTGGCGAAGGCGGGCGGTTCCGCCCCGTCGCCGATCTTGAGCAGAAAGGCGCTTCCCTTTTCGATTGCCATGTCCGTTTCCCCCCTTATTGCCCCACGCGCCACAACCGGGCGCGCCACTCGACGCTCGCCGTCCAGCGTGCGTCCGTCTTCGCCATGCGGGTCGCCATCACGGCCCACCCCGCCACCTGCCAGCCATCGGCCAGCGCAGCCGACAGAGTGATTCCCTCCACCGCCTGGATCGCGGCGCGCAGCCGAAGGGGCCGTTCGCCCTCATCGGTAAGCGTCACGGTCACGCGCAGTTCGCGCCCCTCGATCCCCGCCGCACCCCAGTCGCTCTCGCCCGGCTCGCCCAGCACCGCCTGCGGCACGCCGGCCCGGACCGGCACGGCGTCGAACACCGTCACCGCCAGCGGCTGCAACGCGGTGCGCAAGGCCGCCAACAGCCTGGCCCGCAAGGCCTCGCGCGCGGTCATGCCCGCCTCGGCGCGTCGAGCCGCATCCGCCGCCAGGGCCGCCACAGGGCCGCGACGGCGGCGGGCGGCGCCGCGGCGGCGTCGCGATTGTCGAACAGATGCGCGCCCATGATCGCCACGCCATGCGCGATTTCGGGCGGCAGGCCCGCCCAGCCCTCGGCGAGCCCCGCGCGATACCGCACCGTCACCGCCTCCCCCGCCCGGACCCAGCCGCGCCCGTCGCGGTCGATCTCGCCCACGCCGCCGGACAGGATCGCGACGACCGGCACCGCCGACAGCGCCTGCCACGCCAGTGCAGCGGGCACCGGTTCCTCGACGATCCGCTGAATCAACATCTGCCCGCAAAAGGATTCGGCCAGCCCCAGCGCGACGCCCGCGACGCGCTCCACCAGCGCCGCCTCATTTCCTTCTTCCAGCCGCAACAGCGTGCGCACCGCGCCCGCCGCCGCCGTGACGGCCTGGGCGGGCATGGGCTCCCTGATCCCGCTCATGATGAATTCTCCTTCACCGATACAAGTTGCGACAAGCCGGACACATGGGCGTCACACTTGGGGAGCAGAGACGTTCTCAGCCGCTGCCCGCCTCCCCCTTGGGCACCGGCCATGCCGACCCTGCGCCCCCCGGCCGGGCTCGGCATTCTCCCTGAACTACGGGGCAGCCTCCTGCGGGCTGCCCCGATTTTTCCGCGATTTAGTTCGTCGCGAACTTCATCAGCTTGATCGCCTCCGAGTCGCTGACGCAGCCGCCGACCCGCCGCGTGGCGTAGAAGGTCACGAACGGCTTGTTGCTGTACGGATCGCGCAGGATCGCGGTTTCGGCGCGCTCGGTGATCAGATAGCCCGCCTGGAAATTGCCAAAGGCGATGGCGCAGGCATTGTCCGCGATATCGGGCATGTCCTCCGCCTCGATCACCGGATAGCCGAGCAGGGTGGCGGGCTGCCCCGCCGTCAGGCCCGGTGCCCAGATGAACTGGCCGTCCGTCGTCTTGAGCTTGCGGATGCTCGCCGAGGTCGCCGCATTCATGACGAAGCACGCGCCCTGGCGGTAGGGCGCGCGGAGCGACTGGACCAGATCGACCAGCCGCTCATCCGCCTTGGCCCCGAACGCCCCCGTCGCGCCGGTCGCCAGATATTGCAGCGTGCCGAACGGGCGCACCCCGTCCTTCGCGGTCGAGATGGCATTGGTCAGGAAGCCCTTGGGCCGGTTGACGCCCGAGCCGTTGATGAAAGCCTGTCCCTCGGCCCGCGCGAACTCGGTCGCGATCTCGCCCGCGAGCCAGCCCTCCACGTCGAAGGCCGCATCGTCCAGCATCGCCTGGCTGGCCGAGGGGTTGGCGTAGAGCTCGCCCATCGGCGGGGCCAGTTCGACGAAGCTGGGCGTCGCCGTTTCGGGCCGCGCCGCCGTCTCGCTCGCCCAGCCCGAGGGTGTGCCGCCGGTCGTCACCAGCTTGCGATAGCCCGCCGAGCCCACCGTCACGACATTGGCGATGGCGCGGATCGGCGAGACATTCTTCAGGACCGAGGCGATCGCCGCATCGATCTCGCGCGGCACGGCGAAACCGCCGCTGTCGCCGGTGATGCCGGTAAAGGCCTTCAGCTCGACGGTGGTGCCGCTGCGCACATAGCCGTCAAAGGCGCCGCTCTTGGCTGCCCGCGCGCCGTCCAGCACGGGTCGTTCGATCACGTCCATATCAATCCCCCTTGGTCAAAAAATGAGTCACCCGGGCGAGCGGCTGCATCGGCACCGTCACCAGACTGATTTCGATAAGCTCGGCCGACAGGATGGCGCGGGCCGCGCCCTGATGGACGACACGCGGCCGGTATCCCACCGACAGCCCCGCCACCGCGCCCGCCCGCACCAGCGCGGCGAGCGCCGGGTCGTCGACCACGGCTTCCACCGCGAGACCGGTATCGTCCTCCGCCAGTCCGACGATCCGCCCCATCGGTTCGCCCCGATGCTGCCAGAGCAGGGGCACGTCGCCCGCGCCCGCAAAGGTGCCCCGCCGCATGACGTCGCCCGCCCGGTCCATCCGGTCCCAGATCGCGGCATAGCCGGTGAAGGTCAGGCTCATTTCAGCCAATCCTCCATCCCCAGCCGCATCGCGATCCCCGCCAGCAGCAATGCCCCCAACAGCCGGGTCAGCCAGCCAACCGCGCTTTTCCACACCGACGACTTGGCCTCGCGCCAGGCGGTCAGCAGCTCGCGCAGTTCGGCGACATCCTCCGCCGCATCGGCATCGGCCAGGCCCAGCCGGGTCAGCGCCCGCGTCGCACCCAACTCGCCTGCCTCCTCGGCGACCGCGCGCAGCGTCACCAGGTCCGCGCCGCTGTCCGCCGCCTGCGCCAGCAGCCGCGCCAGAACATCGCTGCTCATGACAGGCCGACCATCTGGCGCTTCTCCGCCGGATCGAGGAAGTCGGCGCTCGCCGCCATCTGCCACAGCATCTGGCGCTCTTCCGCAAGCGCGGTGACACGGTTGATGTCGACCGACAGGCTCGCACCCTCGAACCAGCCCGCCAGCCCCTGCGCCAGCCCGCTCAGGATCGCCCCTGCCAGCGGCAGGATCGCCTGTCGCCACAAGGCGCGGTTGGCCTCGCGGTAATTGGCATAGGTATTGTCGCCGGGCAGCCCGAGCAGCATCGGCGGTACCCCGAAGGCCAGCGCGATCTCGCGCGCCGCCGACGACTTGGCCGCAATGAAATCCAACTCTGCCGGGGTCAGGCTCATCGCCTGCCACTTCAGCCCGCCCTCCAGCAGCAGGGGACGCCCGGCATTGCCGCTGCCCGCGAACCCCTCCATCTCGGCGCGCAACCGCTCGAACTGGTCCGGCGTCAGCGTCGAGCCGTCGCCCGGATCATAAACCAAGGCCCCCGAAGGCCGCGCCGCATTGTCGAGCAGCGCCCGGTTCCACGCCGCCGCGGCATTGTGGATCGCGATCGCCCCCGCCGCCGCGCCCAGGCAACCCAGGCCATAATGATCGTCGAGCGGGTGGCAGCTTTTCAGATGCACGATTTGCGGCCGCACCGGATCGACCGGCAACGTCGTCACCCGCCCGCCCGCGCGGTAGAGGAACGCGGCGGGCCAGCCGCTCGCGTCCAGCTCCATCGTCACCCGCTCGGGGCGCAGCGCGAAGAGTTCGGCCACCTCGCCCTCGGCATCGCGCAGGATCTGCACATAGGCATTGCCGTGCAGCAGCAGATGGGTCGCGACGGTCTCCAGCAGCGCCTGCCCCTCGCTGCGCGCCGCGACCAGCGCGACCAGTTCGGAATGCGAAGCGGTCAGCGGCGCCTCCGCCAGCCCGCCCGCGACCATGCGCACCGCGCGCTGGGCCACCGGGTTGCGCAGATAGCCCTCGCGCACCTGGGTCTCATAGGACGGTGCCGAGCCCGTCAACGGCACCCCCGACCGGGCCAAACCCAATCCGAGCAGCGGACGCGCGGCCCCCCGCCCGGTCTTGCGACCGAACATCCTCATCGTATCTGCTCCTTGAAAGGCCTGCCGCCCCAATCGGCGTCCGTCGCCCCAGCGAAGGCTGGGGCCTCTCTCGACCCATTGCTGCACCACTCAAAGATCCCAGCCTTCGCTGGGATGACGGGTTCAGAGATTCCGTATCCCCGGCGGCCCCCGCCCGGACAGCATCAGCTCGGTCAGTGCCCAGACCAGCGCATCCGCCCGGTCCGGCGAGCGGCCGGGCCCCTCATAGGCCCCCGCCACCCCCAGCCCGCACAGCTCGTCCTCCAGCGCCGGGAACCCCCGCGCATGCCAGACCCGCCCTTGCGCATAGAGGAACGACACCGGCTCGGCGCGCGCCGCCTTCCCGATCGAGGCGTAGACCAGATGCACCGGCAGGGTCGGATCGGCGAGCCGCAGCACGCTCTCCACCATGTCGCCGCCCTGGTTGCGTTCGGCCACCACCCGGTCCGCGCGGTTCCGCCGGGCACAGCCCGCCACCCGCGCCGCCCAGCCCTCGGGCGACAGCCCCGCTTCGCTCGCATCCTCCAGCACATAGCCATGGCCGTCGCGCCCCAGCCCGACCGCGACGATCCCGCAGGCATCCCCGCTGCTCGTCGCGGGCGGATCGACGCCCACCACGACCCGGTCGAGCGCGGGCACCGTCTTGGCCCGTTGCCGGTCGAGCAGCGCACGGGTCCACAAGGCCCCCTCGCGATCGTCGACCATCTCGCCGTCCAGCTCCTGCCGCCCCAGCCGCGTGTCGCCATATTGCGCCAGCATCGCCTCCTGGAAGCTGTCGGGCAGATGGGCATTGTCGCTGGTCCGCCCGATCGTCTCGACGCAATCGGGAAGCGCCATGACCTTGCGCATCAAGGGCGTCGCCCGCGGCGTGGTCGTGACCAGCACGCGCGGCCGCTCGCCGAGCCGGAGCGTCATCATCAGATTGTCCCATCCGGCCTCCCCCTTCCACTTGCCCAGTTCGTCGCACCAGGCGGCATGATGTTGCGGGCCCCGCAAGGCCTCGGGCGCGGCGGCGGAATAGGCGAAACCGATCGCGCCCGAGGCGAAATGCACCTGCCCCAGGCTGCCGATCCATTTCGGCGTCTCGCCTTTCCGCGCCACCGCCAGCAGCCCGCTTTCGCCGCGCACCATCACCCGCTCGACATCGCGTAAGGTAGCCCCCATCAGCGCGATCCGCGCGCCCGGATGGTCGCGGGCGAGCGCACTCACCCACTCCGCCCCGGCGCGGGTCTTGCCGAAGCCACGCCCCGCCCGGATCAGCCAGACCCGCCAGTCGCCCGGCGGCGCGACCTGTCCGTCATGCGCCCATAATTCCCATCGCTCGACCAGTTCGCGCTTCTGCGCCGGGGTCAGCGCGGCCAGCGCCCGTTCCCGCGCGGCCGGTTCCAGCATCGCCAGCGTGGCGAGCCGCGTCGCCGCATCCTCCCTCGCCATCACGCCATCCCCTTCAATCGCCGCCGCGCCAAGCCATCGAGCGCGCGTTCCAGCGCCGCATCGGTCTCCGCCGCACTCGCCCGCGCCGCGTCGCTCCCGGCGTCACCCGCCCGGGCCAGCGCATCGCGGCGCGCGAGCAGCTTCAAATAGAGTTGCACCTCGGTCGGTGCGAGCGGCGGGGTGATGGAGAGGCCGGTGGTTCCCGCACCGGCCTCTCCGCCCTCCCCGTCCCCGGCCGCCAACAGGGCGAGCATCCGGCGCAGCAGCCCTTCCTCGACCAGCGCATGCGCCGCGCCGATCGCCTGGTCCCAGGCCTCGCCAAAGGCCCGGTCGCGCCGCCTGAGCGAGCGGACGGCCCCGAGCGTCTCTCCCACCGCCCGTGCCGCCACGCCCGCATCGGCGCTGACCGCCAGCGCCTCCAGGAATTGCCGTCGCCGCGCCAGCGTCCACCGCGCGCCCTCCCCCGTTCCGGCCATCCCCGCTCCCCCCGAAGCATCGAGCCCGAACCCGGTCGCTCCCTCGACCGTGCCCGCTCCCGATGTTCCCGTTATGTACCGAAATTGATCGGCTTTGTATCCAACAAAGGAACCGATATGGTTGGCCGCACAAAAGCGGCTTGCCAGACGCCGGACGCGTCGGCATTAGGCGGGCTTACCCGAGAGGGGGCGATTAGCTCAGTTGGTAGAGCGTCTCGTTTACACCGATGCTCCCAGGGCCCCCGAAACCGGCAGAAAACCTAGGCTTTTGCGCCCTTCGCGTTCGGGACTTCGGGAATAGTCCGGGACTCGCTTGCATCTAGGGCCTGCCGCACGTCGTCGTCGGTCGCATGGGCGTAGCGCAGGGTTGTCTTGATGGACTTGTGCGCCAGGGCACGCTGGGCGGCCTTCAGGTTGCCGGTGGCGCGCAGGATGCGCGTTCCGCGCGTGTGGCGCAGATCATGGAAGCGGAAGTTCTCGACGCCCGCCGCCTCCAGCGCAGCGGCCCATGGCTTGCGGATGACCGTCGCGGTCATCGGGTATCGATCGCCCTTCTTCCGGCCAGGCTGTTTGCGCCCGAGCTTGTCGATGAATTCCGGCTTCGTCCGTACCGCCTTATAGGTGAAGACGAACGGCCCGACCTTGGGCTGGTTGGCGATGATGACCAGCATGTCCTGGGTGAGCGGGCGACGGACGATGTCGCCACCCTTGATCTTCGTGCCCGCCGTGCGGGCGCCAAGGTCCACGTCCGACCAGCGCAGGCCCATAACCTCGCTCTTGCGCCAACCCGTCTTCAGCGCGAATTCGCAGAAGGCATATAGATCGTCGCGGATTTCCTCGAAAAGCGCGGTTTCCTCGGTCGCGCTCAATTCGCGCGGTGCCTTGGCCGTCACCTTTAGCATGAGGGCGCCCCAATCGGGCATCTCGCCCACGTCATAACGGGCCTTGTCAGCCCAGCGCCATATGGCGCGCCACACCTCGATCTCTCGGTTGACCGAGGAGTTCTCCAGATCGGGACGGCGTTTCGCGACCAGGGCGAGCAGATCGCGCTGGGTGATTTCCGACAGCAGATTGCCCGCGCCGATCGCGGCGATCAGGATTCTGATCGTCCGCTCGGCGTCCGGCCAGGAGGGCAACTCCTCCACCTTGTCCTGATACAGACCGCAGGCTTCGTCCAAGGTGATCGGGGGGCGCGCGTTGCCGCCGTTGCGCGCCTTATCCCGCTCGCGTTCTTCGACCGTCAGCGCCTTGCGCTTGGTCTTTGCCCCTGTCGACCCGTGAAAGCGACGACCTTTGAAGACGAAATCGAAGTGGAAATACGGCGAGTTTTTCGGCTTGTAGACGGACATTCAAGGGCCTTCCGGGCGCGGCTTGCCACATAGTCGTCGCAGTCCTCCGGGCGGTAGCGGATTTTGCGGTCGGTGATGGCGACGTAACGAATGTGGCCGTCCTGACGGAGTCGGCGCAAGGTCTTCGTGCAAACCGACAGCCGTTCGGCTGCCTCCTCCGGGGTCAGCAGGACAGTCACGCCGCCTCCTTGTGCCGCTCGGCATGGAACAACTCGGCGATGCGGTCCCGGACCAACGCAGGCGTATCGTATGGCGACACCTTCCCATGCATGGCGAGAATGGCCGTGCGTGTGGAGAGGATGACGCGCGCCTCGTCCAATGTCGGGATGCGTTGGGGCCAGCCCTTCACATAGCGCAGGTTCGCCGGTAGCCAGTCCTCCAACTGGCGACGCTCCGCCGCGCGCAGCTTGGCCTGGGCCAGGTCATCGAGCAGTGAGGCGTGGAGCAAATCGGGCGCAACGTCGCCCAGCCATCGGGCGGGCTGGAATGAGAAGGTGGAAGTCACCTCCATCTCAACCAGGTGATGCAACAGCCCAAGATTACCCGGTGCTCGCGCCGAAACCTGAAGGTCATTCTCCGACCCTAGAACGCAAAAGGCGCAGCCGAACCGGGTGCTACCGAGGCGATATGGCTCGGCAACGGGTAGAGCTTGTCGCTCCAAATAGGTGAAGACCTCATCTTCCCGAATGTCGACGCCGGGGTGCCAGGTCGTGATGCACCCGCCGCCAGCGCGAAGCCAGGGCTTACCCTCCCGCTTGGATATGGGCGTCAGGCGACGCTTCAGGCTCTCCTGCCGACGGATACCGACGATCGAAAGGATCTCTGTCCGTTTCCACTGGCGCAGCAGCTCGGGGAGGATGACCTGCGTTTTCAACTCGGCGGTGCAAAACCGGTTGCTGGCCGAACTCCACGGGCCTGTCAGGTGATAGGTGCGCAGGTCAATGTAGCGCTCAAGCCCGAGTTCGAAACGGCGTTCCCAGCGGTCGACCAGGTCGCCCGCCTTTCGACGCACGACGATCAGCGGAACGCCGATCGCAGCGGCTGCCGCCTCGACGGTTGCCGGAGTGGTCTGCCATTCGATCCGACCGAGGTCCGCATGAATGGCGACGCGCCGATCGCGCGGGTGGCCGAGCTGGTCGAGCAGCCGATCAGCGGCATGGCTGATCGAGACGCTATCCTTACCGCCCGACAGGGAATAGGCGACCGGCGCCCCCGCCGCGATGGCCGCGCGAACGCGATCGTCAATGGCGAGCGTGCCGAACCCGCTGGTAAACAGGTTCATTTGGAGGCGTTCGGCCTTCATGCGAAGTTCCTCTGACGACGGGGTTTGATGCGGAGGGCAAGAGCGCGCTGGCCCGCCCAGGCGCGGTAGAGGGCGAAGCCGCGCTTGGCGGCGAGGAAGTCGAGATGGGCGAGCCGATCGGCCTGTCGGTCGGTCAGCGGCTGGCGCTGGGACAGGCTGTGCAGCCGGTCGCGTTCTGCCTCCAACTGGGTGAGCAGCGGGGCGGTCACCGGCGACGCTCCTGGGCGGAGCCGAACACGCCGAGCAGGACGAACGGGATCGCGACGATCGCCAGCAGGATCATCAGGGCGGTCAGCAGCGGGCGCTTGCGGGGGGCTGGGTTGGTCATGCGGCTTCCTTCAGGGCCAGGGCGGCACCAGGCGCGGCGCGGGGGTTGAGGTACGATCCGTCGCGCAGGCCGATATTGATGTCGGCGAGCAGGCGGGCGGGCATGGCGGCGGTTTCCCACCACAGCAGCGTGTCGACGGCGTCGGCGAACCCGACGATCTCGAACTCGCCGGGATTGGCGTCGGCACGGGCGCGGGCGTGGCGGGCAGCGACGACCAGGTGGTGCTCACGCTCGAACGGCCAGGCCCCGCCCTCATCCGGCGTGTGGACGCCGAAGGGTTCGGGTTCGCGCCGGGCGATGGCGCGCCAGCACCGCGCGATGGTACGCATGACGCGCAGGCCGTCGAGCGCGACGGCGCGGGTAATCCGGCCTTCGAAAACCAGCCGCGGATAATGGGCGGCACGCTGGGCGTGGAGATTGCGGGCGACGGCTGCGAGCAGCTCGTAATCGTCACGCCAGCGGGGGCGATCGGGGCGCTGCATCACAGCATCCCCAGGCTGTCGGCATAGGTTTCGAAGATGCTCTCTTCCTCGAGCACCTCCTCCCGCCGCTTCTTGCGCCGGGCCATGACGCGCTTGATCGCCTTCTTGTCGTAGCCGCGCGCGGTCGCCTCGGCGAACACGTCCTTCAGATCGTCCCGCGCGCCCGCGATTTCCGTCTCGATCGCCTCGGCGCGCTCGATCAACTGGCGCAGCTCTTCGGCAGCGGCTTCACCGTTGGTCTTGATCGGGTCGGGAACGTGCCGGGTCTTCTTCTTGCCCTTCGGCGCGAGCGGCGGGGCAAGGCACGGCACATGCCGCGTCATGCCGCCCGCCACGCGCACGGTGCGCATGGTGATGGCGTTCATGCCGCCACCTTGGCGGCGCCCGCCGCGCGATCGACACAATGGCTGCACGCCTCGTCCGACACCCATTCGCAGACATGGTTGTCGGTGATGCAGGGATCATGGCCGCTGCACCCGCATGACCGGCAAATACGGGGGTGACGATCGGCAGGAGTGTCGGCGAGCTGGCGGTAGACCGCCGGGTCGAAAGGCATCACGCTTTCGATCAGGTGCAGCGTGTCGACCACCCGGATGAGCGCACCGGGCCGTTCGAACAGCGCAACCTGGTCGCGCGTCCGGTGCTGGAGCGCGCGCAGCTCTTCCAGATTCGGGCGGTCGCGGCCATGCAGGCCGACCATGACCAGCGCCTTGGCGAGCTGCTCGATGGTATAGCCCGCCGCCTTGCGGCGCAGGGTCAGATAGGCGGAGGGCGTCAGCGCCGGGGCGGTCGGGTGATCGTTGGCGGGCGTGTGCGGGATACGGCAGACATGCATGGTCGTAGCTCCTCAATGAGCGGGGGACGGGAGGTGGTCGGGGTTGCGGAAGACCCAGCAGGCGACGGTCTTTCCGGTCTTGCTGTTGACCGGTTTGGCAGCGGCCTCGAACTTGCGCCGTTTGCTGGTCTTCAACAGGCGCTTCAGCTCGATGATCGTGCAGGGCAGCGACAGGCGCAGGTCGGCGCAGCGCTGCTCGAACTGGACCAGACTGATCGCGTGCACATCGGCGGTGCGGCTGTGGTCGATCGGCTTGTCGGTGGTGGGGGTTTCGATCGACCGGATATGGTCGAACCGCTCCCAAAACAGCTCGACATGCGGGTGATCGCTCTCGACCGCGCGTTGCCGCTCCTGAAGCATGGTGCCGATGAAGGCGTGCGTCTCGGCGATATGCGCGTCGGTCAGGTTGGTGACGACCAGGCGCATCGCGTCGAGCATGGCGGCAAGCTGGGCGTGGTTCTTGACCAGGCGCCCGTTGCGCACACCCTCCAGCTTGGCGAGGCGGGCATCGTGTAGTTTGAACGCCTCGCGATACGCCTTCAGGATATCGGCTTCGCGGCGGATGACGTGGATCAGGAAGCCCGACACGTCTTCCACATCGGTGCGGGCGAGCTGCTCGCCAGCGGCCTTGCCCGCCGTGCCGAAGCGGCTCTTGTCGAAGTGGATCGCCATGATGCGCTCGCGCAGCGCGGGCGAGGCGTCGACGGAATCGTTCTGTGCGATGACGATCGCGCCGCGAAAGGGCGGCTCGAACGTCTCCATGCCGCCATTGGCGATGGCGCGGGTGCGGACGGCGCGACCGTTATAGGCGGTCTTCAGCTCGTCCCATTCGAAGCGCTTGCCGTGCGGCGTGTCCTGGTTGCGGTCGCCCTCGATCAGCACCACCGGCAGATTGCCCACCTGCCCCAGCGTGCGCGCGATACCGGCATTGGTCGCCTTGGTCGGGTCGAACCCCTCGTAATTGGCGCGGCCCGCCAGCTTCCACAGGAATTCCAGCAGCGTGGTCTTGCCGGTGCCGGGCAGGCCGGTCATTTCCAGAAAGGCCAGGCTGTCCTGCTCGCGGCGCAGATGGTCCGCGAAAAAGCTCATCACCCAAAAGGCGAGCGTCACGATGCCCTTGGCACCGTAGGCGGTGTAAAGCGGTGGCACCCATGACAGGTTCAGCCTGTCGGGATCATAGGCGATGCGGAGGATGCGCTCGGTGGTGCGCAGCTTCACATTCTGTTTGCCGAGGACGAAGAAGTCTTCCTCGTTCGGCTCATAGACGCGGCCCTGATAGACCGCGCGGTCGCCCAGCACCCAGGCGCCATGCTCAATCGAATAGCCGGTGTGCTGGATCGCCTCGACCAGGCGGATGTTCGTCCACTGCACCTGCATCAGCCGGTCGAGCTGGAAGGCGTTGCCAGTCCATTGCGCGCCCGGCGCGATCGAGGCGAGGCGCTTCTTGAATTCGCCGTTCGTGGTGGTGGCCGAACCGCTGAAGGTGGCCTTTACGCTCGCTCGCCCCTTGGGGAAGTCGACGCGGAGGTAATAGGCGCCCTCCTCGATATTGGGATCGCGCTGGAAATAGAGGGTGCGGAAGGTGCAGTTCGCAACCTCCTCGATATCGCAGGCTTCCTCGGCAGCGGCGTCCCACCGCGCCTGTGCCGACATGTCCTTGTAAGTGGCATGGTCGGGATCGTCGCTCTCCATCCATTGCTGCTGGATTTGGCTGATCCGCTCGACCGAGAAGCTGGCCCAAAGCTGCTTGCCGCCGAAGACGATCGGGAAGGCGGCATAGCGATCCTTCTTGTAGATCAGCATCGCCTTTTCGGTGGCGCTGCCCGCGATCGTGACCTCGCCGTTCCACAGATAGGTTTCGAGATGCTCGGCGGTCAGCTCGTCCGCCTGGGCCAGATCGTTCCAGTCGTGCTTGTCGCCCTCGCCATCGGGGCGGACCTGCGCCGCGCCGCAGAAATAGCCCGCCTCGCGCCCCCGCTTTACGAAGTCGCGGGTGTAGCGGACGCCCGCCTTGCCCACGTCATAGGCGAAGACGATCTTCGGCGTGGACTTGCTCTTGCCCGCCGCAGCCAAGCGGACCGCGTCGAGCGATGCTTCCGGATAGTTGTTGCACGACAGGGTGCTGACCGCGACGGCGCCGCGATCCTTGAAGGCGGGCGCCTGATTCAGCGCGATCGCGTCGAAGATGCCCTCCGCGACCCATATTTCGGACGCATCGGCCAGCACCTCGGGCGTGTGCCCCGGCATGGTCCACCAGAAGCCGGAATATTTGGCGCCATAGCTGAACCGCGCCTTCTTCTTCCCGAAGCGCGCGGGCTGGTCGATCAGCCTTTCCCAATAGGTGTTGGGCGCGCCGGGCAGCGCAAAGCGGACCGTCGCGGTGCTGATATTCAGATCGCGGTCGTGGTAGCTTTCCTGCGTATAGCAGCCGCGCAGGCCCATGAGGTTGAAGCCGCGCGCATGCTGCAAATAAGCGTCCGCCGCAGCGTGCGGGTCTTCGGCGGTGCGGACGTGGCGCTTCGACCAGTCATCGAAAATCTCGGGGTAGAGCGGCTTGACCTGAAACGTCTCGCCGCAGCGGTTTTCCCGCCCGCAGCGCAAGACATAGGGTTTCTCGGCGGAGGCCCACAGCTCCTTCTTGCCGCAGGCCGGGCACTTGCCCTCCTGCAAATAGCGCCCCTTCGCCTTGAAGCCGTAATCGCGCTTCAGCGTGTCGAGGACTTGGCGGAGGATCTCGGGTTGCACGGGGGACAGGTCTTTCAGGCAAGCGGGGGCCGTTCCCGGCGACGGGGTCGCACCGGGTGGTCGGTCGGTCGTGATGGTCAGGCGCGGCTAGGCCGCAGTCGGATCAGCCAGGCGTCGGGGAAGTCTCGGCCGCAGGGAGGCGATCGTCATTGGCGGGTTCGCGGGTGTCGTCGTTCGCCGGGCGAACCGAGCGACCGAAGGGAATGCGCACGCGCGGGTTCGGACAGGCGCTCGGCACGATGGTCCGCACGACGACCAGGTCTGCCGCGAAGACATGCCCGCAGTCGTCATTCTCGCACCGGAAACGAAGCTGCCGCAGCAGTTCGCTCACCGATTCACTGGTTCGGATGGCCGCAATCCCCCCGCAGTGCGGGCATGCAATAGAGGGCAAGGATGCCCGGCGTCGTCTGGTCTTCACTGGTGGTTACCCCCGTCTTTCCCCGCGTCGGTGGTCGTGGACGGGAGGAAACTGGCTAGGCGGCGCATCACCGCGTCGAGCGCGCGGGACGCCTCCTCGGCCTCGGCGAACGCGCGGTGGGCGTTCAGCGGCGAGGCATTGGACGATACGACCCCCAGGGCGGCGGCAATGGCGTCGCCGCATTCCTTGGTGGCGATGGCGATTTCGGCGAGCAGCTCACGGGTGCAAGCCTCCTCCCGCTCCAGTTGCAGGCCAAGCTGGAACTCGAAGGCGTCGAAGAAGGGCGAGCCCTGCCCGCCTTCGGCGATATACGCGGCGTCGAGCGCCTGCGCTTGGTCGATCGGGGGCACGGTGAGGCAATTGGGTTGCGACCAGTGCCGGACGGTGCGGTTCGCCCGCCCGGTGATCTTGCAGATGCGGTCCCAGCCGATAACGCCCGCAATGCGGGTGATCGCCTCCGAATAGGTGCGCGGGGCGCGGAGCAGTGTCATGCCGCCACCGCCGCGTTCGTGCTATCCGATAGCAATTGTCCGGCGAGCGCCGCGACCGAGGCGGGGCCCCGGCTATTCCAGATACGCAACGCCGCATCGCGATCCGAGAAATAGCGCCCGATGACGATGCAATTGTCGTCGGAACACATGGCGGACCAGAAATGGTCGAGCGTCTCGCTGACCAGCCCGGCACGATGGCAGATCGGGCATGGCAGCACGTCCGAGGGGGTCCCCATCGTCATGACCGCACCGACGGCGAAATGGCGCGCCGATCGCCGGGGACAATCGGCGCGCCTACCGCTACCTCTTCATTCGGGAGTACGGGCGAAGAGGTTGCGGAAATGAACGGGTAAATATCAGGACGTAGCGCGTGACGGGATACGCCCGTCGCCCGCTCGACAGTCAACACGAGTTCGGCAGGCAACGGCCTATCATGCAGCAGCCAGAACCGGACAGTCGATTGCCGTCGCCCGATGATGCGAGCGAATGCGGACTGTGATCCTGCTTGCTGAACCGCTTCAGCCAAGGGGCTCATTGTGTCGTGTTCTAACGCCATATCGTTCGGCTAACAGGATACTGTTAGATGGTCAACGGAAAATGCGGGTGGCGCCCTAACGGTAAGCTGTTAGCGTCAGCACCCGTGGTAATAGGCTCTCGCATTGCAGAGCGACTTAGTGTCGCAGGTATATCTCAGTCGGAGCTGGCGCGCCGTCTTGGCGTTCGACAGAGCACTATCAGTGGGCTGATCCGGGGTGAGCAGCGATCCAGCACCCACCTTCACCGGATCGCCCGAGAACTCTCCACGTCCATCGCCTATTTAGAAGGCGATACGGACGATCCGAGCGGATCGCCCGAGGCGACCTCCCTATCGTCAGCCCCAGACCTCGACCTCGTCCCAATTGAGTCGATCGACTTGCAATATGGCCTCGGCGCGACGTTCACCGATCAGCATGTCGAAGTCGAAGTGCTTCAATTCCCCCGGCAGTGGGTGGAGAGCTTCACCCGCACCCCGTCGAACCTGCTGACCTTCGCCAGAGGCCGGGGCGATTCGATGATGCCCACCATCCATTCCAACGACATGGTCCTGATCGACCGCTCACAACGGACGATCGCCGAGCGCGACGCCATATGGGCCTTCACGATCGGCGACATCGGCGGCATCAAACGCCTGCGCCCAGTCGGCGACCGCGTCGTCATCCTGTCCGACAACCCGGCCGTCCCGCCCGATGAAGCCATGGCGGACGAAGTTCGCATTGTGGGACGGGTGATAACGATTATCAGAAATATATAACGGGGGCGGCTGCCGATAACGGCGGTCAAAAAAGGGGGAATATCAGTGGAAACGTTCGGTGCGATCGTCGGCTCGCTCGGGATGCTGGCGCTTATCATCGGTGGCCTCATGTTCATTCCGCTTCCAGCGCTGCGGAAGCGGAGGCCATTGGCGAAGAAGCTGGCGATTGGCGGGCTTGCCGCGTTCATCTTCGGCATGGCTTTTGGTCCGAAACCCGCGGAAAATACCAAGACCCCTTCGGCAAGCACCCAGGCCCAGCCCGCCGTGCAACCCAAACCGACCCCGTCCCCAAAGGACGAACATCTAGCGGCTCAGGATGCCTTCATCACCCTGTATCGCCAGATCATCAACCAGACCAAGCGATGTGACCAAGCATCCTCCGCGTTGCAGAAGGCCGCGAATAGCGGCGACACGCTGGCCACCTATCAGGCCGCGAAGGAAGGCCGCGATGCGTGCCGCGAAGCGACGACGACGATCGGCGGATACGACGCCCCTGACGGCCTAAGCGACGAAGCCGAAGAGGCGACGACAAAGGCAATCACAACATGTGAAAACGGCTACCTGTACCGCCAGATGGGCATGGAAAAGGCCATGCAATATGCCGATGGCGACACCCGCCCGTCCGTGATGTCGGAAATGATCGACAACATGAAGACCGGGCAGGCAGGCACTCTGCTATGCGTGACCCAACTTTTCGCCGCCGCAAATAAATCCGGCATCGATATCAAGCGGCTTAATTGAATCGGGGGTTGGGCCTTTGTCGTTCAGCATCTATCGCTTAGGCATGACAGGCATTGGGATCGTGAGCACATTGGGCATGCTCAAGATCATCCCTAACTACTGGCCTTCGCCGCAGACGATTGCTTTCGCCAGCAGATCAATCAGCGGATGCAAAGCCACCGATGGGGATACCATCCGATGCGGCGAGGAGCGCATCCGCCTGATCGGTATCGACGCCCCCGAAATGCCCGGCCACTGCGCCCCCGGACGCAATTGCGCGCTTGGCGATCCCTTCGCGTCGCGCGATAGCCTCAGCGCCGCCATGACGGGAAAGATGCGCATATGGCGATCCGGGCAAGACCGTTACGGTCGTACACTCGCCTTGATCACAAGTGACAAGGGCGATCTGTCTTGCTGGCAATTGCAGAACCACCAGGCAACCTACCGGCCCGACTGGGACCAAGGCCGACTGGCGGGTTTATGCCAAGATGTTTTAGCGGGCGCTCGTACCAATGATTGATGCCGCGACACTGGCTGCCGAATTCGCAGCGCTACCGGACCCGGTGAAAGTCGCGTTAGGTTATGCCTTGAAGCCGATGGTCGGCGATCTGAAGGCTATCCCCACATTCATCGCGAAGCGGGTGATGCGTCAATCAGAGGTAGGTACGGTAGCCCGTTTGGAAGCGGCTAAAGAACTGGGTAAGTTGGTCGCTGCCGAGGCGATGACCGATCCAGAGTATGTGGAAGCCACGAAGCAAGCTCTGCTTCCAACAGAAATAGCTCGGATAGCAAATCGAGCGGGGGTCGCGGCGGAAGCCATTTTGGCGGCTTCAGCCGAGCACACACGGGAAGCCGCCAAAGAACCGGATACCAATAGCGCAACCGAAAGTAGGAACCCTGAAACGCCTGATGATGACTGGATGATGGCCTTCATGCGCCATGCCGAGGATGCATCGTCGACGGAACTGCGATCACTTTTCGGACGAATTCTATCCGGGCAGATTAGCCGTCCCGGATCATTTACACGCGCGACGTTGCGGGCCGTCGCCGATATGGATCAAGCCATCGCCAACGATTTTATATGGTTCTGGGGCCATTGTATCGGGGACGGCGCACCATCGACTATGCTGTCAGGGCCTGGCATTGAATGGGCGCGTCTCAGCAGGCTGCGCGATGCCGGATTAGTTTCGTACGTCGAGTCGGGGATATGGCAGCCTAACGTCGAACCGATGGAGGGATTGGGCTATCCATGGCGCCTCGGCTTTGACGACGTCGGCCTTCTATTATTTTTCAAGGATTATTCTCGAAGGCATATCAATATTTTCGGACTTACATCTACCGGGAAACAAATAAGTCAGATTGTCGACCATCCAGACAAAAAGGCCGCCCTAATGAAGTTGGCAACCTCTTACATGAACGAGGATGTCAACAGAGTGGACCTTTTTGAGGCTGGAAAACAAACTCAAATGCTGTGGATAAACCAACCGACGACAGTATAACTACGTAATCAAATGTTTAAATTCTCTAGCGTTACCGCGCTGGTGAACCCCCGATCGGCCTGCAATTCGTGCGTCACGTCCGCGATCAGCCATTTCACCTGGTCGATCTCCGCCTTGAACCCCGACACGGTCATGGGCCGGTCGGGGTAGAGGTCGAGCCGACCGAGGGCCAGGCCGAGGTCCAGTTTCATCGGCGCGCGCGCGGCGCGGCTGTGTTCGGCCTGTGCCGCCTGCTTGGCCGCCGCTTCGGTCGGATAGGTGCGGGTCAGGCGGCGGGTGGTCCCCTCGCCCTTTCCCGCCTTCGCCACCTGCTTTTTCGCGCCCTTGCGGTCGTGCCATGATGCCTCGACCGTGCCGACCTCTTCGCGCTTCTCGATCCTGAAGCTGTGACGATCGCCGACCGCACGGGTCAGGGCCGCGCCGGGGATGGGCTTGCCCGAGCTGGTGATCCCCGCGCCAATCGCGGTGAAGATCAGCGCCCCGCCCTTCACCGTCGCCACGGCGTCATGTTCGCGGCCCAGGCGGCGGAGCAACGCCATGTCGCTTTCACGCGCCTGGGACAGCGTCGTCACGGCGATATCCGCCAGCACGGGGGCGATACGCGGGGTGAGCTTGTTGCGGGCGGCGACGGCGCGCAGGACCGCCCCCAGCGTCGTCTTGCTCCACGACTGTTCGCGCCGGGTGACGATCGCGCTGGTCATGTCCGCCGATCGCGCGCGCACGGTGACGATGTCGGGCGGGCCGCTATGTTCGACGCTGTCCACGGTGAAGCGGCCCTTGTCGACCAAGCCGACCTTGACCAGGCTGCCCGCGCTCCAGCCCAGCGACACCTCGATCGTCGCGCCGGTGGGGGGCAGGGCCATGCCCCCGTCGCTGTCGTCAATGGTCAGCTCCAGTTCGTCGGCGTCTCCCCCGCGCTTTTCCGACAGGCGAAGCCCGATCAGGCGCGCGCGCGATCGGCCATTGGGTTCGGGGATGCGCCCCTTCAGCTTGCCGGTGATGTCGGTGCCGTTGACGGTCACGACATAGTCGGGGACGTTCTCGATCGCGCTCATGCCGCCGACACCTGCGGCGCGTCGACCTCCAGCAGCTCGATGCCGAATTCGATCAGGCGCGGGGTGCCATCGGGGAACAGGTGGCGCTGGCGCTCATCGATCGCGGTGATGACGAACGCGCCGTAGACCCGCCCTGCCCCGTCGATCAGCGACCAGGCCGCGCCCTGGTCCGCCATGTCGTGCAACTGGTCGAGCGAGGCGCGCCCGTCCATCAGCTCGGCGGGCGCATCGCCAGCTAAGGAAATGGTCTGGTTGTCGCGCCCGGTGAACTGGGTCGCGTCGATCGTGCCGATCCGCCCGCTGCGCGCGTGGCGCCAGGCGCTTTTGCGCTGAAGATCCTGATAGGCCAGCGTCGGCAGCGAAAAGACGAACATGCCCAGCGCCATCATGTTGCTCACAGGTCGGCTCCATCGGGATCATCGCGGTAGGTCGAGCGGGCCGAGGCGGCGCGGCTGCGCTCGAACGCCTCCATTTCCTTGCGGATCGCGCGGGCCAGGTCTTCGGGCGACTGGCCGGGGGTCTGGGTGATGTGGAAGTGATACTCCGCAGGGGCAGCGGGAGCGGCGGACCGCATGGCAGTACGCGGCGCATCGGCGACACGTCGCATCTCGGCACGGCTGCGCTCGCCCGTCACGATCGCGGACCGCACGTCCGATCCCCCGACAACCAGGCGCTGAACGCTGGCGGGGGTCGCCATGGCGGGCATAGCCGGGACCGCCAGCGCGGGAAGCGACAGTGCAGCGGCCATGGTGCGCGTCAACCGCGCCATGCGGTCGACCGGGGCACCGGACGCATCGCCAAGGCCCTTGTCGAGCCCGCCGATGACATGCCCCCCCAGCGCCATGAACACGCGGCTGGGCGAGTGGATTTGCGCAGCGGCCTTGAAGCCGCCCGCCAGCGCCTTCGCCATGCGCACGCCCGCATTCCACAAGCGGCCCGGCGCGCCCGCAATACCGGTCACCAGGCCGGTGACGATCATCGACCCGAAGTCGAGGAACATGCGGGGCAGCGTGACAAAGGCCGCCCGGATCGCCGCCTTGAAAGCCCCCCAGGCCATGTCCCAGCCCCGACCGAGCAGACCGGGCAATGTGCCGGTCAGCCAGCCCCAGGCCGCCCCGCCGAAGCGAACGAGCGTCCCCACGGCAAAGCCGACAAAGCCCGCCAGCCCGGCGAGCAGATCGCCCAGGCTCATCGAGAAGATCGCTTTCACCCCGCCCCACAGGCCGGAGAAAAAGCCGGTGATGGCACCCCAATAGGAATAGACGAGATAGGCCGCGCCAGCCAGCAGTGCGACCCCGCCGACCACCGCCGCGACGGTGCCGAGGATCGGCAGCAGCCCGATCGAGGCGATGCCCCCCGCCGCGCCCATCGCGATCAGCCCCGCGTTGACGATCGCGAACGGACCCAAAAGACCCGCCGCAGCGATGGCGAGCGCACCGAACAGGCCGATCATCAGCGCCAGCCCGCCGACCAGGAGCATGGCGCCCTTGGCCAGCGCCGGGTTCGCCTGCGCCCAAGCGCGCGTCCGCTTGGCCATGTCCCCGAACCACTGCGCACCGCTCTTGATGGTCGGCAGCAGCGACTGGCCCAGCGTGATGTTCACCGCCTGGAAGGCGTTGGCGGCAAGGTCCGTCGCGCCCTTGGTGGTGTTGATCCGCGCAAGGAACTCGCCGGTCATCGATCCGGCATATTGGCTCTGGTCGCCGACCAGGCCGAGGCGCTGCTTCAGGCCGTCGAGATTGGTCAGCAGCGGGGCGATGGCGCCGACCGATTCGGTGCCGAACAGTTCGCTAAGCTGGCTCGCCTGCTGATCCTTGCTCAACCTTCCGACGCGCTCCAGCACATCCACGATGGTGCCGCTGGCATCCACCTGCATCGCCTTGGCGACTTTTCCCGCATCGAGCCCCAGCGCCTTGAACGCCGCCTGCTGGCCTCTGGTCGCGGCGGTGCCCTTGGTCAGCGTCAACAGGGTGTTCTTGATGCCGGTCGCCGCGACATCCTCCTCGACGCCGATCGAGTTGAGCGAGGATGCCAGCGCCGACACCTGGGCCGCCGCGATACCGGCGACCTCGCCCAGCGGGCCGATACGGGTGACGATACCCGCGACCGCCGACGCCTTGCCGCCGAATTTGTTGGTCAGCGCGTTCACCCGGTCGCCCAGCGCTTCCACCTCGGGCTGCGTCATCTTGAACGCCTGACGCCATTTCGCCATCGTCCCGCCCGCATCCTCGGCGGTCATGTCGAAGGCGATGCCCATGCGCGCGGCGGCATCGGTGAAGGCGACCAGGTCCTCGGCCTGACTGGGCAAAGGCCGACCGAATTTGTCCATGCCGACGCCCGCCGCGCCCGCCGCTGCGGCGATGTTGGACAGGTCGACCGCCGTCATCGGGATGCGCTCGCTCAGCGCCACCAGCTTGGCCTGCATGGCCGCCAACGGTCCCTGCGCCATGCCGGTGACCTTGGCGACGCCCGCCATGCCTTCCTCAAGGTCCATCGCCCCGCGCGACGACGCGACCAGCGGCGCGGCCAGCGCGATGGCACCGCCGATGCCCGCCGCACCGCTGGCCGCCATATTGCCCGCCATCCCTTGCGTTCGCGAGAAGCTCTCACGCGCGTCCCCCAGGCGGCGCTGGCGGCTGGCGAGCTGCTCGACGCGGCGGGACTGCTCGGCCATGCGGCGAGTGGTTTCCTCGACCTCGCGCCCCAGGCGTTCCTCATGCTCGGCCAGGTCGCGCACGCCGATCCCCGCCGATCGCATGTCGGCGCGGGTCGTGCGCAATTCGGCGGCTTGGCGGCGCTGCTGGTTGGTTAGGCGCGTGACCGCGCTCTCGGCACGGGTCATGTCGCGGATCATCGCCCGGCTGGGCGTCTCGGTCGATGCCATGGCGGCGCGCAGCTCGCCCACCCGCGTTCGAGCCGCCGCCAGTTCGTGGGTGGTGGACTGGAGCCCGGCGCGCAGGGATCGGAACGACGCGATCGAGCCTTGCGCGCGCCCAAGGCTTTCCATCTGCTCACGGGTACCGCGAAGCGCCTCCGCCGCGCGTCCCCCGCCATTGGCGATGTCGCGCAGGGGCCGGGTGAGCCGGTCGCTCGCCTCCATCAGCACGCGGATGCGCAGGTTCCGGTCCATGGGGTGTCTAGCCTCTCTGTGCCTTGGCGCGCTCGATCGCGCGGGTGTGCCAGCCCATCAGCTCGGGCACGGGCATGTCATCCATGACGGACGGCGACCATCCGAAGACGGTCGCCAGATCCGCCATCACTTCCTCTATGCAGTTTGGGATGCCGCCTGCGCCTTCGCGGCCTTCGGCAACAAAAAATCCATCACCTCGCCCCCGAACTGCATCAGGTCGGCGGGGTCCATGACCGCGCCCTTGGGGATGACGGGGGTGGTGATGCGCGGCGCCAGGGTTTCCAGCGCCGCCACGTCGAGTTGCGACAGCGCCATGAGGGTGAGGCCGCGCAGCTCGCCCGATCCGGGCTTGCGAACGGTGATTTCCGCGCCCGCCTCGATCAGGGTGTTGGTGCCGCTGATCACCGGATAGTCGAGCGTGAACTTGCGAATGGCGGGGCCATTGGTCTGGTCGGTCATGGGAAGGTGCTTTCGTCAGAAAGGGGGGAGGCGCGCGGGGCGGATCAGGTCAGCGCGGCGCGCATCTCGGCCAGGCGATCGACGCCATCGACCATGAAGACCATGTTCAGCACGTCGATCTCGATGATGGTCCGACCATTCCAGTCGAGGCGGTAGTAGACGAGCGACGACTTGGTCTTGAACTCGCCGCCCTCGCCGGGCTTCGACTCGCCCATGTCGATTTCCTCGTGACGGCCACGCACGGTGACCTCGACGGTGTCGAGGCTGTCGGTTTCGTCATTCTGGTGGGCGCCGACATAGCGGAGATAGACGCCGTTCAGCCTGGTCGCGCCGAACTGGCGCAACACGTCGAGCATCGGCCCGCCGCAGGTGGTTTCCATCTCCATGGCATCGGCGCCCATGTCGAGCTTGACGGTGCCGTCCATCCCGCCCCCGCGCCAATCCTCCAGCTTGCGGGTCAGCTTGGGCAGGGTCACGCTGCTGACCTCGCCCAGCCAGGTGGCACCTTCGTTGAAGACGTTCATGTTCTTGAGCTTGCGCGGCATCGCCATGATTCAGATCCGATCGAGAGAGGAAGAGGGGGAAGCGGCCAGCGTCAGGCCGACACACCCGCCGCGAAGTCGGCGAGGTAGCTGTCGGTGATGCGCTGGGTGAGCGTCAGGTTTTCGAGCGGGGGGACGGGCGTGTAATCATAGTCGATGACCAGCTTTCCCGCCTTCAGGGTCGCGGTGCTGTTCTTCGCCGGATCGTACCAGGCGCGCCCGTCGATCAGTTGCCCGGCGCTCTTCAGTTCGCGCAGCTTGCCGTTGATGGTCTCGACAATGTCCTTGACCAGGCTGGGGCGCAGCGGCTTGTCCATCGCCCAGAGCATGCCCCCGGCGATCGTGTCGAGCAGCACCTGCGCGGTCGCGGTCGCGCTTTCGAAAGTGAAGGGCGATTCCGGCTCGGCGCAGTTGCGACTGCCCCAGAAGCGATAGCCCCCGCCGGTGCGGACCAGCGCGGTGATCTGGGCCGCGTTCAGGAGGTTCGCCTCGGTGCCCGCGTCCTGAATGTCGAACTGCACATCCTTGGTCAGGCCGACCACGCCGCCCACGGGCACGTTCGACAGCGTCTTGTGGAAGCCCTGTTCCTGGTCGATGCGGGCGCGCAGGCCGAGCGCACGGGCGGTCGCGGTGCTGGTCACGGTCTGCCCTGCCCCGTTGACCGCCATGAAGTCGGGCCACAGCAGCATCAGCTCGCGCGCGGAGAAGTTCTTGCGATAGTCGATCGCGGCGGCAACATCGGCGCCGATCGCGGCGGCATAGGCGCGGGCGCGCAGCCGCTGGGCGACCACGACCAGCGCGGTGGTCACCGCCTGGGTATCGAGGCCGGGGCAGCCGAGAATGCGCGGGCGGACGCCCACCTGCGCCTCGGCGGCCAGCAGGGCCTGCATGCCGGTCTTCAGGCCATTGACGGTCCCGCCGATCACCGCCGTATTGGTGGCCGCCGTGTCGGCGCCCGGCGCGACCCGCACGACGACGACCGGCGCGCGGACCTGGTCGGAGATGGCGCGCAGGGCGGATGCCAGCGTGCCGTTCGCCCCGGCCTTCTCGATCGCGGCATCCATGTCCGTGATGAGCGCGGGGCGATTGAGCGGGAAGACGGTCGGATCGGCGTCGGGTGCGGTGGCGACCATGCCGATGACGGCGGTGGCGACGGTCACCAGCGCGGCTGCGCCTTCGGTGACCTCGGTGATGGTGATGCCGTGGTGATAGGCCATGGGGGTTCCTTCAGGCGTTTGCGGGGGTGAGCGGGATGGTGAGGCTGGTGCGGGCGCCAGGTCTGTCGTCGGTGCGGATGCCCTCGATCGCGACGGCGAAGGTGCCGGGCGCGGTCTGGCGAATGGTGACGTTGGTCAGCCGGATGCGCGGTTCCCAGCGCAGCAAAGCGAGCGCGGTGGCGGCGATCAGGCGCATGCGACCGCCCGCGTTCATCGGCTGATCGAGCAGATCGGGGAGCAGCGAGCCATAGTCACGCCGACCGACGCGGGTGCCGATCGGCGTCGACAGGATATCGGCGATCGACTGGCGCAAATGGTCGAGGCCGGACAGCGGCTTGCCGGTCACGGCGTCCATGCCGGTCATTGCGGCGGTCCCGAGACTGCCGTGCCCGCCTGCACCTTGGTATGGATATGGCCCTTCAGGCTCTTGCCGCCGCCCACCACGTCCTGCGACCAGGTCGCGGTTCCGGTGCCGTCGAGGTCGCCGTCGATCGTGACCGGGCCGGTGATCTTGACCGGACCGGTGATGGTGATGCCGCCCGGCGCGTCGAGCCGCACCTTGCCGCCAGCGGGAAGCTGCGCGACCAGGAGATGCGCGCTTGCGTCATAGGACAGGATCGCGCCGTCGCCGAAGCGGATCAGTTCGATATCCTCGGTCGAGGGCGCGGGGTTCGCATCGGAAAACAGGCCGAGGACGGCAAAGCCGCCTTCCATGTCGCCCTCGGGGCAGAGCAGGATGCATTGCTCGCCGATCGCGGGCGGCGACCAAATACGGGTCTTGCCCGCTCGCGGTGCCAGCCATGGCACTTCGCCGGTGACAATCTCCCCGACGCGCACGGTGCACGTCGCGTCCGCGCGATCGACGGTTTCGATCGTGCCGAGCTGGATCACATTGCCGATGACGCGGCGGGGATCATTGAGAGAGGCCATGGTCGCGGACCATGAAGCCGTCGCGCCGCCTTTACGCGGGCGGGTGGGTGTCGGGAACGTCCCGACACCCGAAAGGTCAGGCCGACGCCGTCGCGTCCGTCGAGGCGGTTTCGGTTTGCTCGGTGACGGGCACGATTACCCCCGCCTCGATCTTGGCCGCGACGCCCAGCGCCACCTGGGCGACGCGCTCCTTGGTCGCCTTTGCATCATACGCACCCGTCTTGTCATGGCAGGCATTCACCCGCCGCTCATGCACGATATCGCCCGAGGTGAAGGTCACGGGCACGTCGCGCGTATTGCTGTCATAGTCGCCAATCACGGTGTTCATCGTCAGGGTTCCTTGGGCCAATGGTCGGAGGTGGAAGGGTCGAAGCTGGCAAGCGCCCGCGCGCCGAGACTGGCAATCTGCTGCTCGATCAGATCGGAGGCGGCACGGATCGCGTCGATCGCGGCATGCCGCGCCTCGATCGCCTCGCGCGCGGCGCCCGTGGATTGGGGTAGATCCCGCGCATCGTTGAGCTGCCGCCAGACCGGGGCGATCAGTTCGATGCGGTGCGCCGCTTCGCGCTTCACCAGGTCGACCAGGTGGGCGCGTAGCGTGTCCGCAGGGACCTTGGGCGTGCGGGCGACGGGATAGCCGCGCCCGTCCGCCTGGATCACCTTGCCCTCACGCTGGCCTGCCAGCAGCGCGGCATGGTCCTGGGCGGTGATGGGCACCGCGTCGCCCGGAAGAGTCGAGTGGATATCGCTATCCAGAAAGCCGCCGACCGACGCGCTGTAGAAAATGCTCATGGCCTGTCCTCAATAGCCGATAGCGAAGACGCGCGGGGCGCTCGGGCGTTCGTCGCGGCCCCCGCCAGTATATTGGCGCTGCACCACGACCCCGGTGGTCGAGGGCGTTCCGGCGATCTGGTAAAAGGCGTCCCCGGCGGTGGTCGAAAAGTCCAACTGGGTGCTGACCGTCGCCTGGAGGCAGGCGTTCGGGAAGGCGATCGGAAAGAGAAGGTTCGTCGCGCTCTCGACGCCCGACGACACCATGCCCCCGGTACACCATTGCAGGATCAGGCCACCGGGCAGCACCTGATAGCCATCGCTGGCGAACAAGCGGCTCGCGAAGGCGGGCGCCAGATCGGCAGCCCCATGGCTGTGCGCGGACGGCGCGAAGCTGGCGGGAAGGTCGAGCAGATTGCCCCAGCGCCGGATGTCATCGCGGTGCCAGCCGTCGAGCAGATCGGCGTCGAGCCCCGAGCCCGCCCCGTCATTGCTGGCGTTCCAGATCGCCGCCCCGTTGAAGCTGATCGAGGTGGCGGTCAGCGCAAACCGCTCGCCCCCGCCACCCCAACTGCCCTGATACCAGACCAGGCGCCCGTCGCCGCTCGATCCGACATGCCAGTTGCGGGCGGCTTCGGCCGATTCGCCGAGTTGAAGGAAGCCATAGCCGGTTCCGGCCTGTGCGATCGTCAGGCCGAGGCTCAAGGCAGCGTGACGGATCGCGACCGGACCCGTGAAGGTATCGCCTGCCCGGTTCGCCGGGGTGTAGCCGAGGCGACCGGGAATGTCGCCGTACCAGGCGCCATCACGGCCATCGAGCAGATCGGCGTCCATACCCGACCCGGCGCCGTCATTGTCCGGCCCGAACAGATCGAGCCCATTGCGCTTGACGATGGTCGCGCGCAGCTCGGCGGCCTGCAACACGCCCGTCTTGCTGATGCTCGCCACAACGCCACTGGCACCATTGCCGAAGTTGACGCCCGACCCGCTGTAATAATTGAGGTGAATCGGGAGGTCGGCGGATGCGTCGAAATGGAGGGTGCCGTTCGTCGCGACGATCGACGCGCGGAGCCCGTTGGCGGTGTAGCCATTGCCGCCGAGGCGAAGCGAACCGCCAAAGGCCGTGTTGCTGAAATCCAACGCCACATTGGGGGTCAGCGTCGAGGACACATCGGATCGCACGAACTGGCTGGCCTGAAGTCCGTCGAGCAGATCGGCGTCGAGGCCCGAGCCCGCCCCGTCATTGCCCGCATGCCACACGGCACCGCCATTGAAATTCAGGCTGCTATTGATGACCTGGATTTGGCCGCTTCCGGCACCCAGGATCAAGCCGCCCTCGGTCATCAGCCGGATGCCCTGGACGCCGTCATTCAGTTGCAGATAGCTCTTCGGGTAAGGGGCCGACCGAAGCACCACCGTTCCGGCCAGGGCGAGGTCCCCCGAAAAGGTCGCACCGGTGAGCAAGGCGAAGTCGGACGCATGGCGACCATCGAGCAGATCGGCGTCGAGCCCGGAGCCCGCCCCGTCATTGTCCGGCCCGAACAGATCGAGCCCGCTCCGCTTGACGATGGGCGCGCGCAGCTCGGCGGCCTGCAACACGCCCGTCCTGCCGATACTGGCCACGACGCCACTGGCACCATTGCCGAAGTTGACGCCCGACCCGCTGTAATAGTTCAGGTGGATCGGGAGGTTGGCGGCGGCATCGAAATGAAGCGTGCCGTCCGTCGCGACGACCGACGCACGTTGCCCGTTGACTGTGTAGCCGTTGCCCCCGAGGCGAAGCGATCCCCCAAAGGCGGTGTTGCTGAAGTCGATCGAGACGTTCGGCGACACGGACGAGGAAAGGTCGGACCGCACAAACTGGCTGGCCTGAAGGCCATCGAGCAGATCGGCGTCGAGACCCGAGCCCGCCCCGTCATTTCCAGCGTGCCAGACCGCGCCGCCATTGAAGGTGATCGAGGCGCTGGCGACCACGAACCGTTCGATGCCGCTGCCCCAACTGCCCTGATAGCAGACCAGGCGACCGTCGCCGCCCGATCCGACATGCCAGTTCCGCGCGGTTTCGGCAGCTTCGCCAAGCTGAATGAAGCCATAGCCGGTTCCGATCTGTGCGATCGTCAGACCGAGGTTCAGGCCAGCGTGACGGACCGCAATCGGACCGGTGAAGGTATCGCCCGCCCGGTTCGCCGGGGTGTAACCGAGCCAGTCGATGAGCGAGGCTTTGCCGGTCGCGGGGGTCAGAGCGCGCGTCGCATCGCCACCCGCCCTTGCCTCGGCGACGGTGGCCAGCTCGACCACGCCCGCCGTTTCCGTCGTCGCGGCGGGGTTCATGAAATTGCTGTCGCCGAACGTCACATTGGCCGCCGACACATCGACCAGCGTCGCGTCGATCGCGAGCAACAGCAGCGCGGCTGCCGACTTTTCAATGATGGGATCGTTCTGCCCGTAGATGGCGAACAGGGTGCCGTCGGCAAGGTACAGCGCGAAACTGCGCATGGTGTAGGTGTCGGTGCTCTCGTCGCGCACCGTGACATGAATCACGTCAGCCGCCGTGGCGCCGCCCGAAATGGTGGCGATGCGCTTCACCTCGCCGGGCAGGGTCGTCGCGACCGGGGATGCGACCAGGGCGTTCGGCGAAACCCCGACGCTGGCGACCCGCACGGCATTGGTGCCATCGCGCTGGGCGTTGACCAGGGCAGCGCGCCCGGCGTTCGTGATGCGTAGGATGATCGACATGATCTCTCCGGTCAGGCCGCAGGCGCGGTCATGGTGAGGCGGGCAAGGATGGCAGGGCGGATCGCGCCGACGGACGCGATCCCGGCGGTCGCGTTGACCGCCTGGCTGAAGGTGAAATGCGAGCGGACCGGCTTGGTCCGGTAGACCTCGGCAATCACGGCATCGACAAAGGCGGCATCGGCGGGGGCGCCCGCCTGGTCGGTGATGTTGAGGACCAGGCTGAAAGTGTGGGGATCGCCGGGCGGCTGCATCTGCCACCATTCCCGGATGGCGACGACGCCACCGAAGGATTCGACCACGTCGCGCACCGAGGCCGAGGTGCCCTTGCGGCGCTGGATCGCCAGCGCCTGCCGCACCCGGCGACGCTTGATCGTCTCGGACCAGTCGCTCGACCAGCTATCGATGGACAGCGCATAAGCGAGATAGGGCAGCAGGCCGACCGGGCAGGTGTCGGGGTTCCACAGGTCGCGCAGCGGCGTCGGCACGTCCGAAATGCGCCCGACCGCGTGATCGAGCGCGCGTTCCAATGGCGAGGCATTGGGGGGCAGCAGCGTCATTCACCAACCCCTGCAAAGCCGATCGCGATGCCGGTGCACCATGACGCCTGGGTCCGGTCGAGCACCACGTCCGCCGCAGGGGCGGTCAGCAGGACGTTCTGGACGCCCTCGACATGGAGGGCGGCATAGATGCCCGATCGCGTGATATCGCGGCCCAGCCGGTGGTTATCCGCGACATAGGCCGCCAACCGCTTCTGCGCCTCGGCCAGCACGATTGTGCTGTCAGGCCCGGCATAGGTTCGGATCGTCGCCTCGACCCGGTAATTGACGATCGCAGCCGACCGGATGGTGACATGGTCGGTCAGGGGGCGGCGCGTCTCGGCGGAGACATAGGCGTCGACCGCCGCGATCAGGGCGGCGCTGGCGACGCCGTTGCCGGTCCGCGACAGGATCGTAACCACCACCTCGCCCGGTGCCGGGCTGGTCGCGCTGGCATCCAGCACATCGGACGCTGCCGACAGGGCATGAAAGATATAGGCGCCCTCGGGTCCGGCGACCGAATAGCCCTCGGGCGCCAGGACCAGGCGGCGCCGGAAATCCTCGTCGCTCTCATAGATGGCGGGCGCGCCGGTCTCGGTGTTGGCGGGGGTGAGCAGCAGTCGCGCCACGCCCATGAGCGCGGCGAGCTGATCGAGGTCGGAACCCGTGGCATAGGCAGCCATGACGGCGCGGGCGGCATCGTTGACATCGGCGCGCAGCAGGAATTCGCGGTACGCGGCGACCTGAAGCACCTTGACCGCCGGATCGCTCTCAACCGTCGCGTCGAAGTCGGGCAGCAACGCCTTCAGGCGGGTTAGCATGTCCGCATAGATTTGCTCATAGGACAGCGCCTCGATCACCGCAGGCGCAGGCAGGCGCGACAGGTCGACGGCGGTGAAGGTTGCGAATTCGGTGGCCATGCCGCCATGTCGCGGAGCGGCCCGCCATCACGCCAACCCGTTCAGGTGTCGGGAACGCCCCGACACCCGATCAGGTGGCGATATGGCGCAGGATGCCGTCGATCAGCGCGCCGCGTTCCTCGTTGGTCAGGCCGAGCAGGACACGGCGGGCATAGCGAACCGGCTTCGACCGTTTCGAGGGTCGGTCCATCTCGCCGAACTGGTGGACGCTGGCGACCCGGCTGGCGGCGGGCTTTACCCAGCCGATCCACGCCTCATCCACCGTCGCCCCGCTTTTCAGCAGGCGCCCGCCGCGCAGCTTGGCGAACATGGGACGCGCGCGCACCTTGCCCTGTCGGCGGAATTTGCCGCTGCGCTTGTTCTGGTCGGCGGGATCGACCGGCAACCACTGGTCGACCTTGTCCCAGAAGAAGCTGCGAATGCCGCCCGCCTCGACATCATAGCCGGTCATGAGCGGTCCCTGCCGCACCCAGCTCTTCATGAAGACCAGGCGCGGTTCGGCTGCCCCCTTGGGGTAGAGGAATTTCACCGCATGGGTGCCGGGCTTGTCGGGCTTGCGCTCATGGCGTTTGGCGAAGGCCCTCCCCTCCGGGTCCTGTTGACGCCCGATCCGATCCGACTGGCTGGCGCGGATATCGCGTGCGATCTCGCGCAGGATGCGGCGCCGCTCGGGCCCGCCCACCTTGCGCAGAAGCGCGCTCGCCAACGTCTCGATCGATGCCAGGCCGTCGCTCATGGGGTGCCAGGCGCTGGCAGGCTGCTCTGCCCGATCAGTTCGTCGCGCAGGAAGAGCTGCCACAGGTTGACGCCGCAGACGCCGTCGAACCGGTCCAGATCGACGGGGGTCGGATCATCAAGGTGCGTGACCTCATAGCCGCCCTCGGGCCGGGCGCGGACCGACACCCGTTCGGTCAGGTCAAGCGTGATCGAGATATCGGCGCTGTCGCTGTCGAGCAGCTCGCATTCGAAGGTGAAGGGCTCGGCGCCGGGTCGGTCGAGCAGATCGGGCTGCGCCTCTGCGATCCATGCCAGGAGCGGGACGATCAGCGCATTCCGATCGCCCGCGAAGTCCTGCGCCACCAGGTTGAGCTTATAGCGATATTCAAACGACAGGGTCGCGCCACTGGTCGCCGCGACCTTGCCCTCATCCACATACATAGCGAGGTTTTCGGGGTTCTGGCCGAGCTGGGGCACGGTGAGCAGCAGCAGGCGCTTCAGGCTATCGGGCTTCTTCATCAGATCGGCACCCCCGCCGAGCCGTCGCGCATCCACCATTGCGACCGGGTCAGGATATCGATCTGCCCGGCGTCGCGCAGATCGGCGAGATAGTTGATCCACCAGGAATAGAAGGACAGCTCGGTATCGACGCCAGACGCACCGACCAGGACCGAATGGGTGTAGAAGATGCCCGTGGTGCCGCGCAGTCTGATCTGGCTGACCATGTCGATCAACTGTTGCTGGGTTCGCGCGCTGGTCGGGTTGCCGGGCATGGTCAGGGCGCGCCCGGCAGGCCCGAACCGGGTGAACGTGCCCCCCCGATTGAGCGTGGTCCGCGCGCTCTTGAAGCCCGCCGCCTTCAACGCCGTCTGCAAGCGGTTGGGCGAAAACGGGTCCGATACATCGGTGAAGGACATGGGCTTGGTCTGGGCGGGAACTGCATTGCTAAGCTTCAGCGAATTGGCGCTGTTCACCGCCAGCACGGTGGTGCCGGCGGGGACGTTGAACCCCGCGACCGCCATGCCGACCGTGATGGTCGACACCGAATTGCCCAGCGTCACGGTGTCGGTGCCGTTGGAGGTGACGGCATTGATGAGCACCTTCGTGCCCGTCCGCTGATAGGTGCCGTTGGGGTAGACGAAGTGGTCGAGCGCGCCGGTGAAGCCCCGATCGGTCAGCCATTTGCGATCGACCAGGAGGTCGGCAATCGCCGCGTCGATGCTGCCCTTGCTGGTCAAGGGGCCATCATCGGTCGAATTGAGGCTGACGTCGCACCCGCCCGCCACCATTTCGCGCAGCCAATCGGTGGTCAGGCGATTGATCTGGTCCATCCGGTTGGCGATGACATTGATCGTCACCGGCACGCCGCGCGCCTTCAGGATCGGCCAGGCGGAGAGATACTGGCTGGCGAACACGTCATCGAAATCGAGCATGATCGTCGGTCGACCGCCCGCACGGGCCATCATCGCATCCAGTTTGGTGGTCGGCACATAGGGCACCGCCGTGCCGATCGTGATCGATGCACCGAGTTGGCCCGATCCGATGCCCGCGAAAGTCCCCGCGACCGATGACGTTCCCATTTCCGACGCCGCGAAGGCGTCCCATAGGCCACCGAAGAGCAGGGGCGCGGGCGTCTGATAGGTCGACTCCGAATAGCCGAAGCTGCTGCCCGTGCCGGTGGAATATTCGGTACCGCCCCGCGTCAACGTGCGGCGCAGGCTATTGGTCTGCTGATAGATCGTGTCTTGCCCGAGGTCCGCGTACAGGCAGATCACGCCCAGGGTGGCCGGGTCGAACGTCCCGATATTGGCCTTGTCGACCTTGGGGTTGTTGGTGCCGGTGCCCTTCACCTGAAGCATGTTGGTGCCCTGCACCGCCCCACTGGCGACCGAGGCGAGCACCGCCCCGTTACTGGCGGTCCAGTCGCTGGCCGTCTCGAAGCCTTCGAGCAGGATCGGCGGGGCGAAGACGACATGCACGGCCATGGTCGCGCGCTTCAACCCGCGCCAACGCCCCCGTGCGACCAGGCGATAGCCTTCGTCCGCCGCTTGCGCGACATAGGTGGTCGCCACCGCGCCCGCGATCGGGGTCATGGTATAGGGTGCGGCGAGCGCGCGGCGGTACCAGCGGATGTTGGTCCAGCCCGCCGCCTCGCCGACCAGGCTATAGGTCTGGCCGGTCGATCCATCCCTGGTGGCGACGATCAGGCCATAGGTGGGGGCCGGATCGGGCTGCGCCGTCATCACGCCGATCGCGGCCAGGCCGTCATCGATCGTCTCGGCACCGCCGACCGCGCCCCGCGCCTGGGCATCGGTCAGCCCCTTCTTGTCGAGCAACGCCATGAGCCGCGCGATGGTCAGCGCACCGCCCCCGAATTGCGCACCGGAACCCCGCCGCATCGGTCAGGCCTCCCCGACGAGGTCGGTCGCGGTGGTGCCGGTCGCGCGGACATGACTGGCGGCGACCGCGATATAGCTGGCGTCGGGCAGGTTCTTGTACGTCACGTCCGCCGCCGCATCGACGCCGCGCAGGGTGACGCTGCCGCCCGTTCCGACATAGATGCCCTTCACATCCGCTGGCAGCGCTACAGCGTCGCTCGGAACGATGTTGAACGGCGCCTTGGATGCGCCAGGCGCCAGATCGGAGACGGTGCGGTCGTAAATGGCGCGGCGCTCTTCGGGGGTGGAAACGGCCATGGTTACTCCTTGACCGGGCAGGTGCCCGGCGCATTCCAGTTGGTCAGGCGATCGAGCCGGTCGGCGTTGCTGCCGAAGGCGCGGGCCAGGCGGATGATGCCCGCGCGCAGCCGCGTCGGGATTTGCGCGATCAGGCTGGCGTCCTCGGGCAAACCGTCCGGGCGTTCGGCACAGGCGAGCAGCTCGGCGGGGGGCCTGGGCGGCTCGATCTTGATCGCGGGGCCCATCACAGGCGGGCGATCAGCGGGTCGGTGCGCGCAAGCCTGCAACGCCGTTGACAGCAGCAGTCCACTCACGATCGACAAGGTTGCGGCGTTCGGCTTCGGCATCGGCTGCCTCCATTCTAAGTGCGGCATTGCGAGCGGCCTCCGCCGCAGCGCGTGCCGCCTGGTTGTCCTTGAGGGTGCGGTCACTCGCCTCGGCCATCGCCGCGGCGAGAAGGCGCGCGCTTTCCTGGTCGGCGTTGGTGCGGAAGGCGAGCAGCTCGGCGACGCGCGCGGCGCAGGCGACGCCGCGCTTGGCGTCCCTGGTCGCGGCCCAGTCGGATTGCGCCTTGGCGCAGATCACCTCGGCGCGGTGCACCGCATCGTCGCGATCGGCGCGCACCTGCTGAAACTGGACATAGAGCCAGGCCCCGGCAGCGGCGACCGCCAGGAGGACGAGGAAGCCCGCCTCGGCGCGCAGCTTGGCGAACAGGGTGCGGATCATCGCGCTAGATCCTTCAGGCACAAGTCGCGCTCGGCGCGGCGTCGGCGATCGAGGCCGCGCACCACCTGTCCGCCCGCCCGGTTCCACATCAGGAAGGCGTCGCAGGCCCCGCGCCAGTCACGCGAATTGAAGCGGCGGGCGACGGTCGAGCCGCAATAACCCTTGGTTCCGATATTATAGGCCAGGCTGATCGCGGCGGAGAGCTGGTTGGGATGCCCCTTCAGGACAGGCGTGCAGGCGAGCACCGGTTCGGCATGGCGGACGAGCGCGGCTTCGTCGCGGGCCTTGCAGCCCTCGACCGTCTCGACCATGCCGGGCTTCACGCCCAGCGTCTCGCCATCGCAGATCGTCCATACGCCGACGATGTCGCGATAGGCGGTGAGCTGGGGCTTGCCGCCCGATTCCCATCCCGACACGAAGGGCGCGACGATCGCGGCGGTCGCCAGCCCGACGACGCCGATCAGCGTCTTGCGGGCAGGCAGCGGCTTGCGCGTTGCCATCACTTCTTCTCCTTTTTCGAAGGCAGCAGGTCGATCACGCGGTCGCGCAGCAGGCCGGGCAGTTCGCCCAGCGCGGTGGTCGCGCCGGTCATGAAGGCGGGCGCGGCGCGGTAGGCGATCATTCCGGTGACAAAGGCGACCGATTGCAGCACGTAAGGGTGGAGGTCGAAGACCGCCCCGCCCGCGCGCTGCACGAAATAGCTGACCGTGACGCCGACCCAGAGCCGCGCGGCGCGCTGTGCCCAGGTCAGGCCGGGTTCGTAGATCATGCTGACAATCGCGCCGATCGCGCTGGGGACCAGGCTGGCCAGGAAGGCCAGCACCGCCTGAAGAATTTCGTGGGTGAGCTTTTCCATGGTCAGTCCCAAAGGTTCACAAGGGCGCGGGTCGGCGTGGCGGGCGTTGCCTGGGCAGCGGGCACCGTCACGCGGGTGCCGAGCGGGAGCACGACTTTCATCGATAGGCCGGGGTTTGCCTCCAGCACGGCGGGCCAGTCGGCGGGACCGAGCCGCATTTCGCGCCAGAGAAGGCCGTCGAGCGTGTCGCCCTGGTGCGCGGTGAGCGTCGTCGCCATCAGATCAGCTCGACACAGGTGCGAGTGGCGCCGAGCATGTCGCGCACCGCCCATGCACCATCACGGCGCAGTTCGCCGATCGACGGATCGAGGTCTTCAGCGCGGCGCTGACCGGGGCCGGTCGTATCGACATCGCGGTAGCGCTCGACCAGATCGGCCTTGGCATAGGCATAGACGGCGCGCCGGTAGAGGATGACCAGGCGCGGTTCGCCGCCCAGCTTGCCGTTCGGCACGTCCGTCACCGTTTCCAGACTGGCCGCGCTGGCGGCGCGGCGCGCCTCCGCCCATGCCGCCAGATCGTTGCCGACGGTGATGATCGCCGACAGCACCGCGTCGCGCTGGCGATCGACGGTGACATTGTCGCGGATACGGGCGGAGCGGCGGAAATGCGCAAGGTCGATATCGGGAAACCAGCCGTCATTGACGATCACCGTCGCATCGGGTGCGGCGGGATCGGGCACGATCGAGGCGCAGCAATCCCCCTGCCCGCCCAGCGCCGGAATGATGAGGCTGGTCATGCCGCAATGATCCGGTCGGCGATCGACAGGCCGATGATGAACGCGCCGATGCCGATAATCGCGGCGGCCATGGCCAGCGCCAGCAACTCCGCCTTGCCCAGGTGCCCGGCTTCGACGGCATAGGCGCGGATGACGGTGATATCGTTCGTGGCGATCACGCCCAGGGCGATGATGCCGATGCCACCGACCAGGCCGCCGCAGAGTTCGAAGGCCATGGCGATGAGGAAGGCGAGCGTCAGCATAGGTGATCCTTCGGGCCGGGCGCCCCTCGGCATACGGGGGTGAGGATCAGGTCGAATTGCGGCCCACAGCTCCGAAGAGCCCTCCCGCATCGCGCGATCCGCCCCCGAGCGCCGGGAGGCGAGCTTGTCAGCCGGTGGGTCCGGCCTGTTCCTGGAAGGCGGTTGCCGCCTTGATGGCTTTTTCGAGTTGCGTGATCCGGGTCTTGGTCCCGGCGCGCGGGTTCAGTTCCTGCGCGCGGCGCAGCACGCCCAGCGCGCGGGTCGCACCCGCGATGTAATCGGTGGGGCCGGTATCGATCTCGCTCGCCGCGCGGGCCAGTTCGACGCCCAGCGCCTTTTGCAGCTTGGCCTGCACTTCGTCGTGCATATCGACGCCGATGGTCAGCAGCTCGACCTTTTCCAGTACGTCGAGTGGGAACGTCTGTCCCGATGCCTGGGCGCGGATCGCGGCCTCGGCGATCTCCTCGACCAGCAAGGTCGCGGCATCGCGCTTGTAGCGATCGGGCATGGGGAGCGCGAAGCGCAGGACATGCGCGGCGATGTCGAGCGCGCGGGCCCAGTCGCCGGTATCGATCGACCAGACCATGACGGTGGGCAGCACATCGTCGGCGCCGGTCGAGCCCAGCTCATCGCCGACCGTCGAGCGGCCCGCTTCGAGCTGGCCGTCGCAGAAAGCGGCATATTCGGGCAGCATGTCGCGCTTGGCCGCGACCTTCAGCTCGGTCGACTTGATTTCCTTCAGCCGCCGCAGATCGTGGACCAGGCGCAGCTTCATCTGCGCGGCCAGGCGCGTTTCGGCGGTGCTGCCTTCGCGGGCGGATATCGGGGCCGAATGGCCCGCCGCGACCAAGGGGGCGGTCGCGGCGGGACGGGTGTGCCCGCTCCCGGTGGCAGGAGCAGACGCCGCTTTCATGGCAAGAACCCGTTCTTGCATTCGTTGAGCGTAGCTCATGGCGTGTCCTGTGGGAGCGGGTACGGGGTGGAGGCGGAAGCCGACCGCTTACGCGGCGGGCTTCTTGCCCATGACGATGTTCTCGATCAGCGCGGCCTTGCCCGAGTCCTCGACGACATAGGCATGGTTGACGCTCTCGTAATTCTCGATCTGGTCGCGCTTGGCGTTGTCCTCGATCTTGCGCCGCTCGGTGCCGATCTGTTCATAGACCGACAGGTTGGCGAGCGTGGTGATCAGCAGCGCGTTCTTCGGGAATTTGGGCACGCGCACCGCATTCAGGCCGCCGATCTTCTTGTCGGAGAGCAGCACGTCGCGGGCGAGCTGCTCGGTTGCCTTGTCACCGGCGGCATTGACGATGCGGAAATACTTGTCGTGCACCAGCTCGCGGCCCACGATCACGACCAGGTCGGTATCCTCGCGGTAATTCTCGTGCAGCAGCTCGATGCCGTCGAAGACCAGGGCGTCGAGATTGACATAGTCCACCTCGGTCCCGACCGTGCCCGCGCCGACATAGATCGCACCGGCCTTGGTCACGCGTCCGGTGGTCCCGTCGCGCGTCTCCGGCTTCAAGGTGCTGCCTGCCATATGACGCTCGGGCGTGTCGTCGCGGATATGCTGGAGCCAGCCCTTGTTCACGTCCTGGAGCAGCGGATACTGGACCGGGTCGGTGGTCGCGGCGACGAAAACGCCGTTGAAGCCGATCGTGATGATATCGAGCGCCTTGGCGTTGATGATCGCATCACGGATGAGGGTCTGGAAATTGGGCTGATGCGCCCAGGCGTCGAGCGTCTCGTAGCGGATCAGCGTATCGAAGTCGGTCTTTTCGCAGCGATAGGTGCTCTCATCCAGATCGCCGGGATAGCGCGGCGCGCGATCCTTGGCGCGCGTGTCGGTGCGGCTGGCGATCGTGCCCTTCACGCCGACGCCGACCTTGTCGCCTTCCTGCGCGACCACGGGGATGATGTTGATGCGGCTAAGAAAGTCGCTGGTCTGCTTCAGCTTGGCGCGCAGCGTCTGCGCCACGGCAGGCGTGACGGTGAAGGTGCGGCTGGGGTCGGCGATGCCGTTCAGCTTGCCGATCTGCTGGGTGTACTTGTCGTACTGGGCGCGGGTGTCGTTGAGCATGGGAGCGGAGTCCTGACGGTCTGGGGGTGGGTTCGGGAGGGGGCGATCAGCAGTCGGTCAGCACGTCCGCGCCGCCACCCGAGACGGGCGTGCGGGAGAAGGTCGGTGCCGGTTCGGCCTCCAGCTTCGCCTTCAGCGCGGCGAATTCCTGCTCATGACGGGCCTGCGCCTCGGCGATCGGCGCCAGCGCGGCGCTGATCGAGCCCGCCACGGCGTCCTTGATGCCAGCGGTGAAGGCGCCCGGATCGAAATTGTCGTTCGCGGGCTTGGCCGGTTCGTCCTTGGGCTTTTCCGGTTCGGTCGGCTTGAAATGGCCGGTCAGCTTGGAAAACAGGCGGTTGACGATGCTGTCGACCGGGTCCTTCCCATCGGCTTCCTCGGCGAATTCGATCTCGGCACGCTCGCTGGAGGTGGTGAGCAGGGTGCCGTTGACGCGGCTGAAGCTCAGGCGCTGGGTGCCGATCGAGGCGGGCGTGTCGGTGAAGGCCAGGCCGATCAGGCCGACCTTGCCGCAACCGGCATAGTTCGGGGTCAGCTCCACCGAAGGGAACGGCTTCTGGTCGCGCTTCGACAGCGTCACGAGCTGGTCATTGCCCTCGACCTGGACATACAGCGCATCGCGCTTCTCGGTCTTGCCCGCGATCACGATCTCATCGACCTGCGCCTTGACCGCGCACACATCGCCATAGCCGTTGAAGGGCGGCTCGGGGCTGTAGCCCGCGATATGCTCGATATTGATGCGCGGGCTGTAGGTTTCGGCGTTGAAGGTCGCGACGATGTCCGCGATCATTTCCGGCGTCACCTCGCGTCCGTCGCTGATCGTCTGCCCGGCGACGAATGCGCGGAAAAAATTGCTCTTCTTGCCCATGGCGGCTCGGTCCTCGGTTCGGTCTCGGCTGGGCGGCGACCGCCCGGTTAGCGAAGTCGAACAGGGACCGAAGGCGGCGATCTTCTCAAGCGTGGCCGGGTGTCGGGAGCGTCCCGACACCTGGATGTGCCTCGCGGTGGCGACCGGCGCGGGCAAGGTCGGCGCCACCATGTCGATCCTCGCCGACCCCCTGACGCTTGCGCCCGAAGACCGGCGCAACGCCGCGCGCAGCCTCTATTGGCGCGGCTGGAGCTATGGGCAGATCGCCGACGAATTGCAGCTCAACCGCCACACGGTGAAGTCGTGGGGGCGGCGCGATCGATGGGACGATGCGCCGTCGATCCGCAAGCTGGAGGACTGCCTTGAGACGCGCCTGATGGTGCTGATCTGCAAGGAAAAGAAGACCGAGTCGGATTATGTCGAGCTGGACGCCCTGCGCCGCCAGGTCGAGAGCTTGGCCAGAGTGCGCCGCTATGAGGCACCGGGCGGGCATTCGGGCGACCTGAACGACAAGGTCGCCAATCGCAACGCGGGCGAGCGCAAGCCCAAGGCGAAGAAGAACCACTTCACCGCCGACCAGGCCCAGCAACTGGAAGACCACTTCCTCGGCCAGATGTTCGGCTATCAGGAGACGTGGTGGGCGAACCTCAATCGCCGTACCCGCATGATCCTGAAGTCGCGCCAGATCGGCGCGACCTATTATTTCGCCTTTGAAGCCTTGATGGACGCCATCAAGAGCGGGCGGAACCAGATTTTCCTGTCAGCGTCCAAGGCGCAGGCCCACCAGTTCCGAAACTATATCGTCGGGTTCGCCAAGCTGGTCGGCGTCACGCTGGGCGGCGACCCGATGCTGATCACCTCGGACTTGCGACCGGACGGCGAGGCGGCTGCCGAGCTGCACTTCCTGGGCACCAATTTCCGCACCGCCCAGGGCCGCAGCGGCAACTTCTATTTTGACGAATTCTTCTGGGTCCACGGGTTCGAGGAGCTGAACAAGGTGGCGTCGGCGATGGCGACGCATACCAAGTGGCGGAAAACCTATTTCTCGACGCCGTCGACCGTCGCGCATCTGGCCTATCCCTATTGGACGGGCGAGCGTCGCAACAAGCGGAAGAAGAAGGCCGACCGGGTCGATATCGACACCAGCCATGAGGCGCTGAAGGACGGGCGGGTCTGTGAAGACGGTATCTGGCGCCAGATCGTCACGGTGCATGACGCGATCGCGAGTGGCTTCAACCTGGTCGACCTGGACGAGCTGCACGACGATCACCCGGATGACGAATTCGCCAACCTGTTCGGCTGCGTCTTCGTGGATGACAGCCTTTCGGCGTTCAAGTTCAACGACCTGGTCGCGCTGGGTTGCGACAGCGAGGTCGAATGGACCGACTTCGTCCCCGAGAGCGCCCGCCCTTACGGCGAGCGTCCGGTCTGGGCCGGCTATGATCCGCAGAATAGCGAGGAAGGCGATAACGCCGCGCTGGTGATCGTTGCCCCGCCGCTGGAGCAGGGCGGCACGTTTCGCATCTTGGAACGCCACCAGCTCCGGGGCCTCGACTTCGAGCAGCAGGCCGATTTCATCAAGGCGATCCTGTCGCGGTACAACTGCACCTATCTGGGCATCGACGCGACCGGCGTGGGCGCGGGCGTCTATCAGCTCCTCGCCAAGCCCGGCAGCCCAATCCGCGGCGTCACCAAGATCGAATATTCGCTCGAAGTGAAGGCGACCATGGTCATGAAGGCGCAGAATGTCGTGCGCCGGGGACGCCTCGCCTTCGACCTCGGTCATCTCGATGTCGTGTCGTCGTTCATCTCGATCAAGAAGACGATCACCGACAGCGGGCGGAACACCACGTTCAAGGCCGGGCGCGGGGGTGGCGACGGTCACGCCGATATCGCCTGGGCGACGATGCACACCCTCATCAACGAACCGCTCGACGGGCGCGAAGCGCCGAAGTCCACCATGGAGATATTGTGATGCTCGAAATGCCCGTGTTCGGCGCCAACAGCCGGGCGGCACCCGCCAGTGCCGAGGCATTCAGCTTCGGCGATCCCGAGCCGGTGAACGACCGGCGCGAAATCCTCGAACTTCTCCAGTGCTGGCACAATGGCCGCTGGTATGAACCGCCGATCAGCGTCGAGGGGCTGGCGCGGTCGTTCCGCGCGTCGCCGCATCACAGCTCGGCGATCATCCTGAAGCGCAACCTGCTGGTCGGGGCGTTCAAGCCCACGCCGTTCCTAAGCCGCACCGCGTTCGAGCGGGTGGTGCAGGATTATCTGATTTTCGGCTTCGGCTTTCTGGAGCGGGTGCCCAATCGGCTGGGGGGCCTGCATCACCTGCAACACGCTCTCGCCAAAGCGACCCGGCGCGGTGTCGAAGATGGCCGCTATTTCTTCGTGCCTGGTGGCGTGGCCGAAACCGAGTTCCGCCCCGGCGCGGTGCTTCAGGTGATGCAGCCCGATGTGAACCAGGAGATTTACGGCGTCCCCGAATATATCTCCTCGCTCCAGTCGACGCTGCTCAATGAATCGGCGACGCTGTTCCGGCGCAAATACTACATCAACGGCAGCCATGCGGGCTTCATCCTGCATGCGACCGGCGAGTTTGCGGACGGCGATGTCAATGCGATCCGGGAGGCGCTGCGCCGGTCGAAGGGGCCGGGCAATTTCCGCAACCTGTTCGTCCACCAGCCGGGCGGCAAGGATGGCGGGATCAAGATCCTGCCGATCGCCGAGGTGGGCGCGAAGGATGAGTTCCTCGGGATCAAGAACGCGACCCGCGACGATATTCTCGCCGCGCACCGCGTTCCGCCCCAGCTCCTGGGCATCGTGCCCGCGCAGGGGTCCGCGTTCGGCAACCCGACCGACGCCACGCGCATGTTCTGGGCGCTGGAGATGTACCCGCTCATGATGCGGTGGCTCGACGTGAACGACCAGGTCGGCGCCGAGGCTATCGCCTTTGACGAAGGCGTGATGGAGGCGACGATCGCCGCGCTGGTCCGAAAGGACGCATGATTTCAGCCCCCAATCTCGGCCAAGGCGTCACTTCGAGTCTTTAAGCGCTTCATCGACCAGCCGCCGAATAGCTTCGGCGCGCGGTGGCAGATCGGGCTGATGACGACGCCACTCATCCACGCGAGAAAGCCACGATTTAGGCGCCCGCATCTCGAAACGCGTCGAGCCAGCTTCTTCATCCCTCATGGGACATGTACGTACATACCGTTGACACCAGCGTCAAGTGTACGTACATGACGTCAACCGGACGGAAGGTTGCACCCTTCCGCCCGGTCTAACCAACCTCGTCATGGAGCGACGATTATGGCTGCCATCATTCCTAGCACGGCATTCCGCCCGTACACCATCTCCCTGGGGCTGACCGCATTCGACCGCAAAGCCATTGAACGCCAGATCGAGACCTTGATCGAGCTGCTAGACGCCTTGGACGGCGATCCCGACCTAGAAGAAGATGAGCTGCACGAAGATCCACTGGACCTTGGCGAAGCCACTGGCATCATGGATACCGTGCCGATCTATGGCCTCGACCAAAGCGCAGGACCGCTGAACGAACGCGCTGCCTATGCGGCTCATCGCCGCAGCCTGTATTGAACGGAGTCCCCATGTCCGACCGTTTCGAGCTGGTCCCGTTCGAGGATCGCCAGATCATGACCGTCCGGGGTAATGACGGCATCCACGTCGTGATGAAGCCTGTCGCCGAGACGCTCGGATTGGATTGGGCGGCGCAGCGGCGCCGGATCGCGAACCATCCGGTCCTGTCGAAAGGTATGGCCTTAAAGGCCATACCTTCTGCTGGCGGGATGCAGGAGGTCGTGACGCTTGGTCTTGAGCAGTTCCACGGGTGGGTGGTGACGCTGACGCCCGACCGGATCGCGGACGAAGACAAACGGGCCGTCATCATCCGCTACCAAGAGCGCGCGTTCCGTGTGATCTTCGAGCACTTCCACGGGCGCATGGGCAAGCGGCTCAATCTCCAGTCCGTCACTTCGCGGGTGTCGCTACAGAACCAGACGCTCCGCCTCACTCAGAAGCTGCAAGTCACGCGGAATCGCGTCGAACGCCAGATGATGCACCAGATGCTCGATAGCATGTGCACCGAGTTGGGCATCGACACACCCGCGCTCGACCAGCTCGGCCACGACGCGCCGCAGCCGCCCGACATCCTCCGTACCTTCTGGGATGCGCTCGAAACGTTGAAGGCGCGGGGGGTGAAGTTCAACCATAGCCGAGTGCCTCACCTCCTCGCGATCAGCCTCGTAGAGCTGCGCCAGCACTTTAGGGATGCGGGCATCCGCATCGAGATTGATACGCCGATGAAGAACGCGATCCGTCAATCGGACGCGCCGCGCTTTATCGCGAACAAAACCGTCAACAGCTCCCTGACAGGTGGCGCGAAGGTGTGCTGGGTATTCTCTATCCAGCCCTGACTCTCGCCTACCCATTGGAACATAAGAAGAACACGCTATATATAATCCATCGACTCGATGGAGGTGACGATGCGTGTTGAAGGTGCCCAGACTAGCGAGCCGTTCGGCATGTGGCTGATGGCGCAGAAGGACCGGGGCGACTGGATCGATCCGATCGCAGCTGCAGCCAGGCGCGACCCCCGGTTCCCGAAGCACGGCACGCCCGACCAGGTGCGCGAACGCCTGCGAGAGATGGGCGCTGACGGCGATGCGTTCGCGGCGCTGGACGATGCCGAGATAGACTGGCTGGCCTATTGATGGCGCGCTACCGCACCACCAGTCGCGACCTCGCATGTCCGCGCGAGGCGCTGGCCCAGGCGGCATCATCCAGTGGGGAAAGCCTTGCCGCGCTGTCGCGGATGGTTGGGCGAGACAGCGGATACCTCGCACGCTTCATTCGCGAGGGCATCCCTGTCGCCCTCCCCGCCGACATGCACGGGCAGCTCGCAACATTCTTCGGCGTTCATCCCCGGCGGCTCGGGGTTCGTGACCTCTGGGCCGACCGCGCGCCGGTCGAGCTGGCGGCGTGACCCCGCCGAACCCGCGACCCCGATTTGCGCGCTTTCCTCCCCACGCCGCCCCCACTCTTTTCGTGTGGAAAAAGGTGCATCTCGCTAAGCTAATGAGACCGGCCTAGGTCCTAGGCCGCGTTGTGTTCCTCCAACCAAACCGCTGGGTGCGCCTGGGTGCACTGACAGCGCATTTCAGGACCAGTTAGGGCAATGCCCGTCAACCGTCATCAGAAGGCCATAGTACGCCTTGCCGTGAAGGTCCTCCGCGAAGCCATGATATCAAGCGGGGAGCGGCAGTGTGATACGAACGCGGTCCGCCTCGCGCTTCGATCGCTGCTACCCCACTGCCCCGAGCGGTGGCCCCTCACGACATTCTGGGAATCGGCTGGGCAGCCGATTGAACTAGGTCGATCGCAGGGATGCACCGCCGCTTTCAATGGCATCATCCGCCAGTTGCGACGTTCCGGCATATGGTCGGATGTAGACGATCACACCGAATAGAAGGGGGGCGTGTCGGGAAAACCATAACATTGCTGACCGCCCTCAGAATTGGGGTCAGAAACGGCGGGAAACCGTCATTTTTGAAGTTATGACCCGACCATAATCTTTCATAACATCCAAACCCAAAAAGCATAATCCCATTGATTTTAAACCGTTTTTTCAATGCCCTTGGTCAGCCTGAAGGACCATAATCTGGTTATGGTGATATTATGGTTTTGGTTATGGTGGGAACCCGCAGAAAACCGCCAATGTCAGGGATGTTATGGTTTTCCCGAGCCCTCCCAAATGTGTGGAGCAGGCGCCTCACTGAAGCGTTGCATCTGGCATGAGTTCGACTAAAAGCAGACCGCTGAGGAACTTAAGGGATTGTTGACAATTTCGCCTTAGCACGGTATTTAGTTCGAAGATTAAATTTAGGTAATGTCATGCAGGGCACTTTCACCAACCCATTTCGACCTGGCGCAGGCCATATGCCTCCGTATCTTGCAGGACGCGGTGAGGAGGAGGCGCAATTCCGTAAGTTGCTCCAGCAGAATGAAATTCTAGAGAACCTGATTCTCACAGGTCTGCGTGGCGTTGGCAAAACCGTTCTCTTGGAGACCTTCAAGCCATTGGCCATTCAGGAAGGATGGCTCTGGGTTGGAACCGATCTTTCGGAAGCGGCTAGTGTCAGCGAGGAAAATCTTGCGCTTCGTATCATTACCGACTTGGCTGTGGTCACCTCGGCTTTTCATCTGAAGGCGGGTGAACATCAAGGCGCCGGCTTCGGTACAGCCTCGACCGAGATTGTACAGCCAGTGAATTTTGCATTCCTCAAGCATAAGTATGATGAAGAGCCGGGGCTGGTTTCGGACAAACTGAAAGCTGTCTTAGAATTTGCTTGGGCAATTCTAAAGACCACGGATCGTCGCGGCATTGTTTTTGCATATGACGAAGCGCAAAATCTCGCAGATAACGCGCAAAAAGATCAATATCCAATGTCAATTATGTTGGATGTTTTTCAATCAATCCAGCGGCGCGGCATCCCCTTCATGCTGGCGCTTTCTGGCCTGCCTACGCTATTCCCAAAGCTGGTAGATGCGCGAACTTTTGCGGAAAGAATGTTTCGCGTTGTAGCTCTGGCGCAGCTTAACCGCGATGATTGCGAAGAGGCCATTCGCCGCCCGGTAACCAACGCATCTTGCCCGATCCAATTTTCACCTGGATCAGTGCAAATCATCGCCGAATTGTCGGGCGGATACCCATACTTTGTACAATTCATATGCCGAGAGGTTTATGACATATGGATTCAGCGTAGCGATACTGGCCAGGACATGACCATACCTATCGCTGAAATCGTTCGCAAATTAGACACTGACTTTTTTGCTGGTCGCTGGGCTAGGGCCACAGATCGCCAGCGCGAACTGATGTGGGTAGTGGCATCACTGGACAACTGCGATTCTGAATTTTCGGTGTCAGAGATCGTCCAATTGTCACAGGCAATTGTGACGAAGCCATTCACGCCGAGCCATGCGAATCAAATCTTGTCAGCACTTGCGACGGCGGGCCTTATTTATAAGAATCGTCATGGAAAATACATGTTTGCCGTACCCCTGATGTCGGATTTTGTCCGTCGTCAAGCAGGTGATGGCAACTCGATACCTCCTGAATTGAGCGCATAGGAGAAAACCCATGCCGCAATTTACCGTTCGGGTGGAACTGCATGGTGCTGACGCAAGTCACTATGAGAGGCTTCATGGTGGCATGGAGGCCTTGGGCTTTCACCGTTGGATTGAAGGCATAGATGAAAGTGGAAATCGGGGGAAATGGCAGCTTCCTACCGGCGAATATGATGGCACCGTGAGCATGACGGCGAAGGAAGTTAGGGACTCGGTTCGCCTTATCGCCAGTGCGGTGAAGCCCGGCGCATGGGTTTTGGTCACACAGGTCGCCGCGCGCTCGTGGAACACCCGAAAACTGCAGGCTTAA